TTACTTACTGAGTAAGAAATGAAGGTTAACTCTAATATACTTTAAAAACTGCTGCTCCGTTTTAACATGTAATTTGCGCATAATGCTCCGGCGGAGTGACTTTGTCTGCTCTTCAGAAAGTGAAAGTAAAGCGGCCGTTTCGCTTAAATGATAACCGCTGGCGATCAGTTTTAACAGGTGACGTTCTGTTACTGAAAAATGACGAGTCGTGCAGTAGTGGCAAATGCCAGAAGGGACGCTATGTCGAAGCGCTCGTTTATGTAAGATCAATATCATTTTCCGGGTAATTTCTTCAACATCATCTTCCCGATAAATATGCGGCAGCATATACAGACATGGTCTGAACATGAGCTTTTCTTTATCGCATTTATTACAAATAATCACCCGTAGCTGATGTTGGGTATGCATAGGTATCTGGTAACAGCCTGCGCTGAACCAATCATCATCCAGGGCCAGGAAAGCGATATCGGCATTATCTATCTCTTCTGGCGGCAGAAAGTCAATTTTCTGTTGCCATTGATTCGCCAGACGCGTCATGATGATTTTCAACCCATGCTCAAAGTGACTGTTTTGTTCCTTAATAGCGATACTCAGCATAAAAAATATCCTACACGGCAGGTGAATCATGGTGAAATATTAAAGAAACTGATTGATTATCTAAATACTGGCGGCCTTAATTCCCACTTTATGCGTGCTGAGATGTGTCCAGGCGATTTCCTGGAACCTGGCATAGCGCCAGAAAAGACGATATTCGTACACTTAGTCAGCAACCAGAACAAAAGCCATTGACTCAGGAGTGCCTGACCGTATAATTCTCGCGTTTCGTCTACACGAAGTCTTCACTTCACAAGGCGCCCTTAGCTCAGTTGGATAGAGCAACGGCCTTCTAAGCCGTGGGTCGCAGGTTCGAATCCTGCAGGGCGCGCCATTATATATCAACTGGTTACGCCTCTTTAATTCCCTCCTTATTTTCCATATGGGACATATTTGGGACATCATCACTGAAAATCGAGTCAATTTGCTTCGCGTGTTCCGTTAAATGATTCGGCGCAAGGTGAGCATATCGGCGCACCATCTCGATGCTCTCCCATCCTCCCATTTCCTGCAGAACAGAAAGCGGCACTCCGGACTGAATTAGCCAACTGGCCCACGTGTGCCTCAGATCGTGGAAACGGAAATCCTCAATTCCAGCCCGGCGGCAAGCTGCATTCCATGCTCGCTGGTCATCGACGCGCATCTTTCTGATAGTCGGAGTCTTTGAGCCATCGGGCCGGATGCCTTCTTTCGTATGCACGAACACCCATTTATGATGCTTACCAATCTGGTCACGCAATACCTTACAGGCAGTGTCATTTAGCGCTACGCCAATAGCGCGGTTTGACTTGCTGTCTTCAGGGTTCACCCAGGCAACACGACGTTGCATGTCAATCTGTTGCCATTCCATATTGATGATGTTAGACCGCCTAAGTCCTGTTGCCAGCGCAAATTTAACAACAGATTTCAACGGTTCAGGGCATTCATCAATCAGGCGTTTTGCCTCTTCTTTCTCCAGCCATCTGACGCGTTTGTTTCTGACGGCTGGAACCTTGATTACAGGCGCTTTCTCCAGCCATTTCCAGTCACGTTCTGCTGCACGCAGAATAGCCTTCATTAATGCCAGGTGTTTGGCCTTAGTGGAGGTTGTGACCGGTTTAGCTGAATAGATTGGTGCAGGTTCTCCATTCTTCTGCGCCGCGGCAGCTTTGATTTTCCATATCTCAAGCTGTTTGCGGTTGCTCATCTTGTTTACTGCTAAGTAAATCTTTTGCTCGGTTACATCCTTTAACCGTACTCCCTCAAAATGCGCCAGCCAGAAAGCCATACGGCTACGGTCATCTTTCAGTGATTTCTTCTCCGCTTTTTCCTCAAGCCAGCGCATGCAGGCATCATCAAACGTTACATCAGGGAAATCACCAAGCCTGTCTACTCGCCACAATTCAGCTTTGCGCTTGTCATGTAGCTCAGTAGCGAGCCGCTTGTCGGAAGTCCCAAGGCTTTCCTTAATTCGCTTCCCGCCCGGTGTCGAGTAGGACGCGTACCATATTTCACCTCTGCGGAAGATGGACATTTTCTTTCCTCTTTTATGTCATCACCCGCGCTCACCTTAACAGTATGCAGCGGAGATTGAAGCGCCGCAATGCAGGCTTGTCGTGTGGTGAGGTAAGGGGATTTCGGTTTGGTTGGGTCTTTGCGTGTTGCCTGAAGGCGGCCTGTGCGAATCCAGTTTGTGGCGGTAGGTCTGGATATCTTGAGAAATGCACAGGCCTCATCGAGTGTGAGGCTGTGTGATTCCATTATTACTCCTCGTTGATGGCTAGAATTTGTTTGTCTATTTCGTATAGTGCTTCTGCAAACTTCATTTCCATGCAATGCCTTAATGCTTTGAGTGCCTTTTCTTCTGTGCTGTATTGCGCAATCCCTCTCTGTGATGCGGAGCGGGGTCTTTCTTCATTTTCAACCCATCCGTCACCATGAGTTACAGCGGATGACCATGATTTATATACACGGCAGGAATATGTGTTGATAGACCAACCGTTAACATACTGGTTGGTGCCATGTGGTAAGCCGACATCTCTGTCTGCTCCATAGTCAGACCATCTTAGTGCTCTGTTTACAGCCATAAGGCGAATAGCGTTTTCAAGTTGTTCTTTTTCTTTTTTGTTCATTGCCATTTATCATCTCCATAAAACAAAACTCGCCGTAGCGAGTTAAGATAAAAGAAATCCCCGCGAGTGCGAGGATTGTTATTCATTGCCGATATTCACCTTTATCGCGAACACCTTTACCGGTTTATCGCCGAAGTGGGGATGTGTGATTGTCTTGATTTCATATCCGTCGTACGGAACATCAATTCTGCGACTGGAATCGTCGCGCTTTGGATATCCCTTTGTGATAATCAGTCGGTCATACTCGCGGAACATAATTCGCTTATTCCAGTAGTCATTACACAGGCGATACTCTTCCGTTTTCTCTCCGCGAATCATGGCATCGAAGTATACACCTTTAACGGCAAGTTGCAGGTTAGCCACGGTTAACCTCCTGCTTCGGTGCTGCTGGCATTTCACGCCAGTGCGTAACTGAGTGCGGATCCGGATATTCGGTGCCATCATCCCAGCGATTGCCATTCCACATTGCAGACCACATCTCACCGTCTTCATACATGACCATTACCGGAATTAACTTATCCGGCATTCGCTCACTACAGCTTATCCAACCATCCGGAGTTACCGGAGAGTTGCCACCCTGAACAGTAGGCATATCCGGACCTTTGCGAATCGCCCTGGCAAGATCGATTGGGTCGTCGTACAACCAGTCACCTGTTTGCGGATGATTGGCTTCTGCCAATTGTGCAGCCCACTCCAGGCCGTCTTTGTGTCCTTGCAGATAGTCCAGCGGTAACTCATCACTATTACTTACAGGTTCGGCCTGAAGCATGGCGGCGCGATAGGCGTTCCAGCCGACAGCTTTTCCGTGTTCAAACGCGCTGTCAAAGTCATCATCAATTTCCATCGCAGCGGGCACAGATACCGGCGCTGGCGGGGAGGCGAGCATGGACATCAACGCGCAGATGGTGTCCTCGCTGATTTCAAACATACCACTAGCGTTCTGCGTCGATTCCTTCAGGTATTCTATTAACTGCTCTTTAGTGAAGGTGCTCATGGGTTAGTCCTCAGTATCCAGAGTACGCGCGGAGTGATGCTATTCTCGCGGTGATATCATTGATGATTTCTTCTACCACCACTGCGTGCTCATGCTCATCACGCAAGACGTCAAGGGCGCTGTCTATTTCACGGAGCATAGCCTGCTGCCATTCAATATCTTCTGATTCCGGGATTTCGTATTTCATACTCACTCTCCTTTTCACTGCTGCCCATACGCTTGGATGGCTTTCTCAAATCCTGCTTGATCATCTGTCTGACCGTAACTAAAACCATGCTGGAGACCATGACGGAACGCGCTATCATGCAATTTGTCAGTGGCTTGGAGTTTCGCCTCCAGCTCAGCGTTGCGCCTGTCTTTGGATTCCAGCTCATCCAGCAGCGCCAGTACGGTAGCCGGATTGGCTGCGGCGATGAATTCAGCATTGGCCTGCTGTTCCATTTGGAAATCTTCATCGAAACCGCTTTCTGGATGCGCTCCTTCAATTCTGCAAATGGGAATATATCCAGCAACTTCACGATGAATTAGCGCATCATCACCATCAAATCGGCCCTCTCCATATTCGAGCGACCACTCGCCACACGTTGCTTTTTCTGCCTTAGCACGCAGTGCCTGATAATCAATCTGGCTCACTGGTTGCCTCCTGCTTTTCTGCCTTCAACACCATGCGAGAACCATCATCCAGCTCCCACGCGATCTCACCACCTTCAGCCATGACCAGTCGCCACACCAATTGAGCAGCCTCATTGGTAACATCACGACCTGGATCATTGCCAACGCGCATACGTCCACCTTCAACATCGCGCATTTTTGCCAGCATGATAGTTTTTGATAGCGGTGAAAAACCAAGCTGTAGTCGTGCTGAATTACTCACTGGTTGCCTCCTTTACGCCACATCGCATTCAGATATTTGTTTTGTTCACTGACGGAAAAGAATTTCTCTTAAGCAATTCCTCTCTCGATGGCATTGGCTTTACGCGTTGGCGAATAATCATTTCTGCCGGAAGAATGCCGGGATTGTATGCAAGTCCTCTCATGATAAATTCCTCAGTCATTACTGATAGCGCCATAGCGTGATCGATAATTACGCAGGCGCGGGTCGATATATTCAGGGAAGTGGGTATATGTGGCTTTGCGGAATGGTCGGATTGATGTCTGGTAAATTCGCTCGCGTTCTTCTTTCTCTGCAAGCCATATACAGTGGCGAAATTCCTTTTCCTCTTTCGTTTCCTGCGGTAGTGACATTATCAGGTCGTAGTTTTTTCTGAATTTATCCAGCACCTCCGAGACGGAATTGCCGGAACAGCGGCGCGGGTCATTCGCACCATACATAGGCGCTGGCATGTTTTCACCTGGTGATTATTTAGCTAACTTTTTCCAGATTGCTGAAACGTATTTGGCTTGGTGAATGGCATCATCAAGCGCGTTGTGTCGAGTTCCTTCGAATGGCATATCTCGTTTAGGGTCGAACCCAATTGCCTTTCCAAGCTCGACGATGGTTCTGACGTCGCGGTCATTCCACCACTGCCAGGGCGCTTGGTGCCCGGCCAGAGCATAACTATTTCGTAGAATCACACAGTCAAATGATGCGCCATTTCCCCAAACCTGAACGAATTTAGGGTTGGCGTGCTTTGCGATAAAGTCTGATAACCATGAAAGAGCCGTTGAAAGCTCTTGAGTGTCATTGGTTAGCGATTTTCTGGCATCTTCTCCCTGTTCCATCCACCATAAAATTGTTGAAGCATCAGGACGCGCCCGGTATCGCATTGATGACTCGAGCGAGATATTAACCGAGAAGTCTTCTCCTGTTTCTCCAGTTTTCAGATCAAAGAATACTGCCCCAATCGAAATAACGGGCGCGTATGGCCCGTTGCCCATTGTTTCAAGGTCAACCATTAAATGATTCATGTAAGTCCTTAAATTGCGTGAATAGCGTGACGAGGGAAGGGGAGAGTTACTGGTGCAAAGGGTATATCATCATCAAAATCCATCGGTGGCTCGTTATGTTGTATTGGTGATGGTTGCTGCTGTGGTATCTGTGACTGCCTGTCTGCTGCTTGTTGTTTGCTGTCGCCAGTGCCTCCAAGCATTTGCATCACACCATTAATTCCAACATTAATCTCAGTGGTGTAGCGGTCTTGCCCTGTCTGGTCTTGCCACTTTCTGGTTCTCAGCATTCCCTCGAAATAAACCTGATCACCTTTTTTCACATACTGCCCCACGACTTCAGCAAGTTTCCCGACTACGGCAACACGATGCCATTCAGTCTGCTCCTTTTGTTCGCCAGTCTGTTTATCTCGCCACTGCTCTGATGTAGCGACTGTAAGGTTAGCGAACGCCGTCCCTGATGGTGAATAACGAACCTCCGGGTCTTGTCCGACCCGGCCTAAGATGATCACCTTATTTACGCCTCTACTAGCCATTTATGCCGCCTGTTTTAGTTCGTTAACTCTGATGTTCATTACCTGAACGCATTTTGTCTGCGCATCATCGTGACCAGCCAATAATTGCCAGTCATGCTGATATCTCTCAATTAGCTTTTTCTTGTCAGTTTCTGTTGCTGCATAATCTCTGAAGTCTTTCAGGATTTGTTCGCAGTCAAACGATGGTGATTTCTGGTTGGTATTTTCTGGTGATGGTTGATTGCCTGATGCTGGCATGGCCCAGTCCGGCAGCGATGGAGGGAGCCAGTAAAATCCTGTTCCATCCTTCAGTTTTGCCCTGTGCCATCCCTGCTTTTTATCGAGTGATGTTTGTGCGAAACCTTCCTCAAGGTTATACAGATACCGACCGATTCCCCACTGAACGGCAGCGCGCTTCATTGCACCGGAACGACCACCTTTGACGGCTTCTACCTGCGTGTTTTCAGCAGCATCCCATTTGGTGACCCATTCGGAATCAATCTTGATTGATATTCCGCATTCAACGCCGCCGTTGTTGGGAATATCGCGGTATTCATTGCGCCATCCTGCTTTGCCGCAAACATCGTCAAGGCGTTTCATGATTGCCCTGTTCGTGACATAAGCCAGCACCATAGCCCACACTTTGCCATCGCGTGTTTTACCGCTTTGCTGTATTCGCCATTCGATATCTTCAGGACTGAATGGGTCGTCGAATTTATTCAAATCCATAATTCACCTCAGAATGGTAATTCGGAAGGATTAGCCAGAAATTCACCTTTGTTTATTCGCTCGTTTTTGGCTAATGAAAGGCAATTTCGTTTCATCGATTTATTACCTGACTTGCGCCAGTACATTGCCTCTGTCAGGTGATACTGACGTTTTAACCTGCTCAACTCCGGTGTCCTTGCTAAATCCACTGGTATCATTTCAACCTCCATTCGCGAAAGGCTTCTACAGCTTCGCGATACATTATTTTGTCACCAAGATAAACAGCAATTGCGAATTTAGACTGAATAGCCATAAGTGATTTATCCATTACACGGCACTCCTGGTTGATTCAGGATATCGACCAGACGTTTCCATCCGGCCCGTAATTTTCTGGTGATACGCTCTAAAAGTGATTCATTAAGGTGTGCGATACCCATGACGGCACCGCCCGCGATAGCAAATGTCATCGTGGGATTCTCCATTTTCATTTATTGGCATAGCTAAAACGCCTCGATATGAAGCGCTGTGGATATGCGATAAAACAGCCGCACTCAGGCGGCGGCTGTTGTTTCTTCTTTCAGGCTTTCGATATATTCACGCGGGTCGTCGTAACACTGGCATTCGCTATACCAATCCACCCAGCGATCCGTAAGCTCCATTTCTTCCAAATCCTGGTCAGTAAGGCTCTCATCCCACATCTCAAGGCCGTTAGCGTTGCAGTAATCAGGTTTGATGTTGTTGTCATACTGAAATGCGTCATAATCAGCCAGTGTATCCATCACTCGCACACCCTCTTCAACACTTGCTACTTCTACAATGAATGGCTTCATAGGAACTTGCGGGATATGCCAGACACGTAATTTCATATTTCCTCCAGGTAAAAAGAATGCCGCCCATATAGAGCGGCAAATAACATCAAGGGATGATTTTTCGATTAACCAGAACGAGTCGTCGTCCTCGTTTGGTTACGAGCGATATTGCTCGCAATGCGGAATCACAGAATCCGCATTAAGTGCATCACTCACACTCTACAAACTCACCATCTTCATTCAGTTGATACCATATATCCGGCATAATACCGTTCTCGCCAACCTTACTGGCGCGGATATGAATTAACTCGCCATCTTCATCTCGATAGCAAAGCACAATAGCTCCGCCTTCAGATGCCCTGGCTTTTCCTTCTATTCCGAGTGATGCCGCTACGGATTGCGATCCAGACACTTCCGCTGCTGACCAGTCGCCAGTGTTGGTTGCTGCTGACCAGTCGCCAGTGTTGGTTGCTGCTGACCAGTCGCCAGTGTTGGTTGCTGCTGACCAGTCGCCAGTGTTGGTTGCTGCTGACCGGTTGCCAGTGTTGGTTGCTGCTGACCAGTCGCCAGTGTTGGTTGCTGCTGACCAGTCGCCAGTGTTGGTTGCTGCTGACCAGTCGCCAGTGTTGGTTGCTGCTGACCAGTCGCCAGTGTTGGTTGCTGCTGACCAGTCGCCAGTGTTGGTTGCTGCTGACCAGTCGCCAGTGTTGGTTGCTGCTGACCGGTTGCCAGTGTTGGTTGCTGCTGACCAGTCGCCAGTGTTGGTTGCTGCTGACCAGTCGCCAGTGTTGGTTGCTGCTGACCGGTTGCCAGTGTTGGTTGCTGCTGACCGGTCGCCAGTGTTGGTTGCTGCTGACCGGTCGCCAGTCATGATCTGCTGTTCCAGCGATTTATCAATCTTGCTCCAAATCCACTCAATACCACGCTGAATGAACTGTGGAAGCGTTAGCTCAGCCTTAATTGTGATACTGGCACTGGCTATTTTAGTGTCACCTTCTTCTTCACGGTCTATAACACCAAAAGATATTGTTTCCGCATAGCGGCTTTCTGCAGGCGGATAATAACTGAAAACATCGAAAGGACATTCACAGGCGTGAAATCCAGAACCGCAAGCCTCTACTTTTCCATCGTGATGGAAGGTTTCACCGATTGCAAACTGAAAGTCACGGCACGTGAGGTCTTTGTTAAATCCCTTGAATGTCACAATTTCTTTGGTCATGTTGTTATTCCTTAAATTTTGGCAATAATTATCTGGCGGTAACTTGTCTACATTTACGATGACCTGCTGCGTAAAGCGCTACGTCTGGCAAACATACACCGGTTTCTGGTGGCTTATGTCCGAACTCATTTGCGTATACAATGGCTGCCCGCTCCAGATGGCGTCTGTACTCTTCCACTTGCCAGAATGCATCTTTCGCCATGAACTGAAGTGATTTTGCGTCTTCAATACGTTCTGGCGTTTCGTGTTTTCCTTTGGCCTGAATCTGGGCGCGGCTAAGGGTAGGGCGGTGTAATACTTCTGAACTGGCTGTAGTCTCATTCTGAAGCGCAGCGCGACGTTCGCGGCGACGACCTGCTGCTGAGCCATTGAAAGCTGTTCTGCGTGTCATAGTGACCTCCTGATGAACTTTGGTGAAAGCGCCGAGACCTGTTTCAATTCCCGGATTTCAAGTCGCTTCTCAGTCCGGCCCGATTTATTACTAGGCCTAAGCTCCACGACACGCTTTCCCAAAGCTCACTTTGGTCGTTCCGGCTTTTCAGCCGCGTAGATTCATCACTGAATCGTTGTATGTTCACCGTCCTGGTGAGTAGTGCGTCCTGTTGATGTGTTTATATTGAACCAATAGTACATAATATGCAAGAACTATTGGTACATTTTTATTGTAAATGCTTTTCCCTTTTAGTACGTTTTTGAAAAATAAATGAATTTATTTTTATAAATCCCCTATGTCATACTGTTCTGAACAAAAAACGAGCGAGGAATCTGTGTGAAAAGTGAGGAAGAGTTCTTTGCGGAGCTTCACCCGCAGGTGGTGGAGGTTCTGGGAACGGCAGTTATGCAGGTACTGGTAGAGCAGCGCGAACCTTCGCGTGAAGCCCTGATTGAGATGATTCAGGTACTGTGGCAGGAAGAGGATGTGGACTTGGCTGTAGAACTGGCTATTGATGTTCTGAGACTGCCGAAAGAGTAGGTATCTGGGTGGGACAAAGTGGCGGGCAAATGGATGAAATAGCGATGCGTTGGCATAATTATCAATGAGTTACGTTGGCGGGCGAATGGTTGACGTAGGGATCGGCAGGCAGTAAAAACCCGGCGCCGTGGCCGGGTTACGGTTTTTTCATATAGAGATTAATCAAAAAAGTAATCACTGGCATTGCGACAGAAAAGAGAAGAATGGTTAAAAACCAGACTTTCAATGAATCTGCTGTTGGCTTTTTAGATAAAGCAGTGTCTATTTCAACGGTTTTTTGCAGCAAAACAGAAACATCCGTTTTTATTGAAGCGTAATTTTTATTTAGTTCACGGATGTCAGCTCTTGCTTCTGCGAGATTTGTTTTGATGTTTTCAACGTCAGCTTCAAGCTTCGCTACTCTAGCCTCAAGCATGTTACCCCCGCCATTTCCACCACCATGCCGTGAGTATGCATCATCAGTGAAGTGGTGTCCAATTTGGCGAGAGATGTCTTGATTTGGACGAAGCTGAGTAACGGTGTTATTGGAACTCATTGCGAACCACTCCAGCACGCTTAATATCGAAAAAAGAGCTTTTCACATCAATGATTTCTTTGGTGTCTGGATTAACCAGTGACGCTCTAACTTCAAATATTCCAGGGTTAATAATTTCAACCTTAGGAAACGTTGTTTTCATGGATGCCGACACAACAGTTTCTCCATCACCAGCTTCTGCAACGGTGAAAAACATATGGTTGGAAAATTTCTTTGTATCAATTGGAATTGGTGTCTCATTGTCATTGAACACCTCGATGCCAACGGAGTATTTCTTGGCTGCTCTAAGACCGATAAAAAAAATACCGAATGACAAATCCACTTCATGTGAGTCTTTTGCCATCTCATAGATAAGGACTGGGGTTCCTGATTTGCTGCCATCTATCGCGATCGGGATAACATAAGAAATACGTTCTTTAATCATTTGTATATCACCCAAACATCCCTTCAGTCCATCATCACCCAAATATCTCATCAGGCCACTGGCTTAATTATTACGCAACCATTCCCTTGCTTCTATGTCATCAATGTGTCGTGATTGCTTTAAAATTCCAGCCACATATTCCACTTTGGATACTTCATAATATGGCAATGTAATTGGACGGTGATCTTGATTGATGCTTGTAAACTGATACTCTCCGTCTCGATCGTAACCAAGCACCTTAATCATGTTATGACCTTCGATAGTTCTTACGAAAACCTCATCACCAGGACATACTTTCGTGTTTGGCTCTATAAGAACGTATTCACCAGATTTGATGCGTGGCCACATGCTGTCGCCTTTTACACGCAAACCAAAGGCTTCTGGGTCATCACTATATATTTTTAACCATCCATCACGTTCTTCAGTCATTTCTATAGCGCCATCAACGCCAAGAATAGCTTCTCCAACCACTCGAACAAGTCCCTTTCTCAACTGACCAACAAAAGTTAAAGATTGTGGATCTGTAGTTGTACTTTGCCTTACAGAACCATGCTGAAGCCAAACAACATCAACTTTTAAAAAATTCGCCAGAGCGTTCATTTTTTCCTGACGCGGCAAAGACTCAGCATTAAACCATTTGCTGACACCTTTTGACGATACATCAAGGGCTCTGGCAATGGCTATTCCCCTACCATGTTCGTCTAACCCAGCTTCTTTACAGGCCTGCGCTAGCCGCTGAGCAAATTCCTGACGCACTTTTTCATTCTGAACCATGAGTTCGATAGTAAAGTAGTTGCAAAAACTTTCAGTTCAATCATAATGTGTACTGAAAGTACAAAAAGGAGTAGCCAATGCAAAATCTTGATGAGCCGATTAAAGGTATCGGCATCCCAGAAGTTGCTAGGGCTTGCGGAGTTAGCGAGAGAGCAGTTTATAAATGGCTCAAAAATGGCTTTCTCCCTAAGACTGAATTTTTTGGGAAAACAAGATACGCCTCAAAAATTGAAGAAATTTCTGGGGGTAAGTTTCAAGCAGTTGATTTACTTGAAATAAGTAAAAAAAATCTTTTATCAGCATAAGCTTTAATACCTCTTTTCACAACGGACATTCGTCCTACGTCGCTGAAAAGCGAACTCCAGATAACAAATCAACCACAGGTTTATGCGCCAGTGCGCATAGCCACAACTAACTATTAACTACAGGAAATACTAAGTAATGGAACTCACAAATCACAGCAAAAAGATACGCGAAGTGGAAACAGAGCTTCGCGCCCGACTCGTATCAATGGGGCAGACAAATTTCGCAAAGATGGCGGGATGGTCTGATTCAAAAGTAAGCCGCCTGAACATTCAGGATATGGCGGTGACCTTCGTTCTTCTGGAGAAGGTATGGGAGACGAGCTTAATCAGGGAAGTGGCAAGACAGGCAGTGGAAGCTGTTATGCCGGGAAATAAAAAACGCCCGGCGTGCAAGACCGGGCGTTCTGAGCAAATCGATATGCAATTCTGACGGAATTACTGGATCAATCCACAGGAGTAATTATGCCAAAACGTCGTAAGAAATACCAGGAAAAAGAAGAGATTCGACACCCTGATTCACCTGAGGGATTAGTGGTAGCCGCAGCAAATAACAGGGCGTTCGCAGAGCGCCTTGTTGGTGTTTACAGACTAGCCAAAGCAGGAGTGAAACATGGGCGTCGTTAAGTTAGCAGACTACAGGCCGTCAGAGCCGGTCGTGGAGCGTAATGTGGCAGATCTCGATGATGGTTACGCCAGACTATCAAATATGCTGCTTGAGGCTTATTCAGGCGCAGATCTGACCAAGCGACATTTTAAAGTGCTGCTTGCCATTCTGCGTAAAACCTATGGGTGGAATAAACCAATGGACAGAATCACAGATTCTCAACTTAGCGAGATTACAAAGTTACCCGTCAAACGGTGCAATGAAGCCAAGTTAGAACTCGTCAGAATGAATATTATCAAGCAGCAAGGCGGCATGTTTGGACCAAATAAAAACATATCAGAATGGCGCATCCCTCAAAATGAGGGAAAATCCCCTAAAACGAGGGATAAAACATCCCTCAAATTGAGGGAGTGCTATCCCTCAAAACAGGGGGACACAAAAGACACTATTCAAAAGAAAGAAATACAAGATAAAAACATTATGTCCGAAAGTGTTCGGACGAAGTGTGAAAAATCATCTGGCCATCACGAAGAAACCGACAAGGCATTCGAGGAAATTTTCTGGTGTGCTGGAATGCGGAAAGCCGGGAAGAAAAACGCAGCTTCGGCATTCAGAACACAGTTCAGGGAGTGGCGTAAAACCACCAGGGGGACGGCAAGCGAGTTTGCCACAATGCTGGCAGAAGATATCGCGTGCAGGAACGGTAAGCAGTTCGGATTCGACAGGTTGTTACCATCGAGCTACCTGAACGGTCAACGCTGGAACGACGAGAAGCCAGAAACCATTCAACCACAATCCAAACCATCATCCGCAATCACCGTATCGAAAACTGGCTACGTGTTTTTCGACAGGTGAACCATGAAATCAAAAATCAAATCGCTACTGGTCTCTGGTTATAACCACGGCTGGTTAGGTATTTCGTTTGTAGATTTCTGGTTTAAAAATCTCAATCTGAGGGAATCATGACGCCAAGTGAACTTAGCGACCTGCTATGGTCGCAGGTTGACAGGGTGGCTCCGCACCTGTTGCCAAACGGCAAGAAAGACGGGCATGAATGGGTTGCTGGTAACGTCAACGGCGACAAGGGGAACAGTCTGAAGGTTAACCTTAGCGGAAAGAAAAAATGGGCTGATTTCGCTGAGGGAGACGGCGGTGACATGCTTGATTTGTGGATGGCGTGTCGTGGAATTAACCTGCATCAGGCCATGCAGGAAGCGAAGGCATTTCTCGGCATCAGGGAGGACGATCACCATTTCGACGCCAGACGTGAGAAGAGATTCTCCAGACCTGACCGCAAGAAAATAGCCCGCTACGTTACCAGAACAGAATCACATCTTGAGTACCTGCAATCGCGTGGCATATCGCCTGAAGTCGCGAAGCGATACGAGGTTGTCAGCGGAAAGGTCTGGAATGGCGAACGTGAACTGAGTGCCCTGGTGTTTCCGTACAAACGCGATGGCGAGCTGCTGCAGGTCAAGCGAATCAGTACTGAACGTCCGGACGGGAAGAAAGTCATCATGGCAGAAGGTGACTGTGAACCTTGCCTGTTCGGGTGGCAGGCTCTCGATGCTGGCGTGAGGGCGGTTGTACTTTGCGAAGGCGAAATTGATTGCATGAGCTATGCGCAATACGGAATACCGGCGCTATCTGTCCCTTTCGGTGGCGGGAAAGGCGCCAAGCAACAGTGGATTGAGTTCGAATACCACAACCTCGACAGGTTTGAAGAAATATTCATTTCGATGGACGTTGACGATGTCGGGCGTGAAGCAGCAAGGGAAATCGCAAGCCGACTTGGTGAGCATCGCTGCCGTCTGGTTACACTGCCACACAAAGATATCAACGAATGCCTGATGAACGGCGTCACCGAGGATGAAATCTGGCAGTACATCGGAACAGCGTCATATTTCGACCCGGAAGAGCTTTACAGCGCCCGTGAGTTTTATCAGGACACCATCAATGCTTTTTACGGCAAGCAGCAGTATCTGTTTAACCCACCGTGGGAAACGCTGGCTTACAACTTCCAGTTCCGTGAGGCGGAGTTAACGCTAGTCAATGGCGTGAACGGTCACGGGAAAACGGAGGTTGTCGGGCATATGGCACTTGAGGCCATGAGGCAGGGGGTAAAAACATGCGTCGCATCACTTGAACTGAAGCCCGGGGTTTTGCTTAAACGCCTGACCAGGCAGTCAACATGCTGCAAAATGCCACCAGTACTGGAAATCGAATCAGCATTTAAGTTTTACGATGACCGGCTCTGGTTATTTGGCCTGACAGGTACAGCCAAGGCTGAACGCCTGATTGAAATTTTCACATACGCCAGACGGCGATACGGCATCCAGTTATTCATCATCGACAGCCTCATGAAGTGCGGTATTGGCGATGACGATTACAACGGGCAAAAGGCGTTTGTTGATTCGCTGTGCGACTTCAAGAATAAAACCAACTCTCACATTATCCTCGTCACTCACTCCAGAAAGGGAGACAGCGAGGAGAAACCTACCGGAAAGATGGACGTAAAAGGCTCAGGAGCGATTACAGACCTGACGGATAACCTGTTTATCATCTGGCGCAATAAAGCTCGCGAGAGAGCGTTACAGCGCGTTCATGCTGGAGAGCAGATTAACGATAAAGACCAGCAGCTTCTTGCAGCACCCGCATCTGTTTTGATGCTTGAGAAGCAGCGAAACGGGGAAGGGTGGGAAGGCGGCGTGCCGTTATTTCTTGACGAGCAGTCTCACCAGTTCCTGCAAATGGAAGGTGCATCACCATACAACTACATCGCCAACATGCCGAAGTCGGAGTATGACGAAGTGTGGCGGCAGGAAAACGTTACGGAGTACTGAATGCTTAACCGAATAATGCCAGAAATGCTTTTGAATCCACGGTTCATTGCTGTTTTGAACCGATGTATCGACGAAGAAGAATTAATTATTCAATTCGAAAGGCTGTCAGGAGTAAGCCGACCACCAAAGAGGCAGCATCCAGTAGAGCTGATGGTTGACAAAGCGACCGGATTTTATGATGAGCAGTGGAAACTGTTTTTTGAAGCATTTATCCCGTTCGTCTATGAGTTTATATGGCTCACATGGGAAGACCGTGACAATGAGGAGTGCTGGCAATGACTATCTACATCACTGAGCTGGTAACAGGCCTGCTGGTAATCGCAGGCCTTTTTATTTGGGGGAGAGGGAAGTGTGGCTGACTGGCAAATTCCAATCATCATTCTTGCCGGAGCTTCGCTGGTTGCTGGCTTTATCCTGCTGAAAAAGCATAAAGACCGTGATCAAAAAGTCGAAGTTCTCTATGGGTATCCAGCGAACAGCACAACATGGCTGACCATTTACCACTACCGAAAATCAGGCCGCTGGGTATTCGAATGGGATGATCTGTTCGCTGAAAAGCGACCAAAGTCATGGGGAGACATCAGCGAATGCATGATGTTTGAAGAAAGAAAATCCGGCGCAACCCGAGAAGAGTTTAACGAAGCGTGGGCGCGATTAAGTGAGAGAGGGTATTTGTGAGCAAGTACGAAAAATTAGATCAAAACATTCTTTCAATGCTGAGTGAAAGACCAACACCTGTTTTTGATATCTGGCTTAAATGGCGGAGCAATGGAATGTATATCGAAACCATCGATCGCCGTATGCAATACCTGAGAAAGAAAGGGCTTGTTGCAAATGTGCGTGGGAAGGGTTGGGTGAAAATTAACCTGTCATAACGGGGATTGATATGGACGAATCAAGAAAGCAGTTTGAAGAGTGGTTTAAAAACAAATATCACGTTTCAAGTGACGTGATGAAGATTATGCATATCAAGGTCGAGATTGCATGGGAGGCGTGGCAGGCATCGCGAGCAGCTATTGAACTGGATATCGACTGGCCCGAATCGAATGACGACTTTTGGAGAGATGGTGAAGAAGGTGCTTATGCGATGGGTTATGAGGATGGGCGTGACAAAACGGTAATTGCAGTAATGAAAGCTATCAGAGCCGCTGGAATTAAAGAGAAGAATTTCGATGAAGCAAATATACATGCTTCGCAACGAAGCAATCAGAAATAACGCCATAGACGCAATACTATCACTACCCATCGACGACAAGTCACCCCACGAAGTCCACGTCAAAGAACCTAAGCGAACCAAAGCGCAGAACGACCGTATGTGGCCGATGCTACAGGACGTCTCCCGTCAGGTGCTATGGCATGGTCAACGGCTGTCTCCGGAAGACTGGAAAGACCTCTTCACTGCGCTGTGGCTTAAGACCAAAAAACTGGAGCAAAGGAGCGTACCCGGTATTGACGGCGGTGTTGTTCTTCTTGGGGTACGTACCAGCAAAATGAGGAAGGCCAGCATGACAGAGCTTATCGAAATCATGTTCTGGTTCGGATCAGAACGTAACGTGAGATGGAGTGATGATTCCCGGCGAGAGTACGAGTGGTCAAAACGAACAGGGAGAGTTGCATGAAACACTGCTACCGCTGCGGAGAAAGCAAAGACGATTATCGATTCCGGCCAAATCAACCTTATTGGCACCAATGGTGTATCAGATGTGAGCGGTCGCCAGTAGGTAATTTCCCGCTTCCAGAGACGAAGGAGGACGTATGGCACGACAGCGACGAAGTATCACCGACATAATCTGCGAAAACTGCAAATACCTTCCAACGAAACGCTCCAGAAATAAACCAAAGCCAATCCCCACAGAAAGCCAGGTCAAGACATTCGATTATGTCTATGGGCTGTTGCAGTCCAATGGAACCGTATGAGGAAAACGCGATGATTGACCCCAATCGAAGTTATGAGCAAGAGAGCATAGCAAGGGCAATGTGCGCAGGATGTAACAAGCAACTGGCACCTGATGAAATTTACGCCTGTTCCGAATGTGTTAACGAATGGCTGGTATATCGCGATCCGAATGGAGATATGTCGAATGAGGAAGGTAAGGAGGCGTTGTAAGAACGAAGAGTGCAGGGAATGGTTCTTCCCGCAATTTCAGAACCAACAGTGGTGTTGTGTTGATTGTGGTACGAAGTTAGCACTCGAACGACGAAGCAAAGAACGCGAAAAAGCGGAAAAAGCAGCAGAGAAGAAACGACGACGAGAGGAGCAGAGACAGAAAGATAAACTGAAGATTCGAAAGCTCGCCTTAAAACCCCGCAGTTACTGGATTAAACAAGCCCAACAAGCCGTAAACGCCTTCATCAGAGAAAGAGACCGCGACTTACCATGTATCTCATGCGGAACGCTCACGTCTGCTCAGTGGGATGCCGGACATTACCGGACAACTGCTGCGGCACCTCAACTCCGATTTGATGAACGCAATATTCACAAGCAATGCGTGGTGTGTAACCAGCATAAAAGCGGAAATCTCGTTCCGTATCGCGTCGAACTGATTAACCGAATCGGGCAGGAAGCAGTAGACGAAATCGAATCAAACCATAACCGCCATCGCTGGACTGTCGAAGAGTGCAGGACCATCAAGGCGGAGTATCAACAGAAACTTAAAAAACTGCGAAACAGCAGAAGTGAGGCTGCATGAATATCTACGAAAGAATTGATGGCAGCAAATACCGAAATATTTGGGTAGCTGGCGACCTGCACGGATGCTACACGAACCTTATGAACAAACTGGATACGATTGGATTCGACAACAAAAAAGACCTGCTTATCTCGGTGGGCGATTTGGTTGATCGTGGTGCAGAGAACGTTGAATGCCTGGAATTAATCACATTCCCCTGGTTCAGAGCTGTACGTGGAAACCATGAGCACATGATGATTGATGGCTTATCAGAGCGTGGAAACGTCAATCACTGGCTGCTTAATGGCGGTGTCTGGTTCTTTAATCTCGATTACGACAAAGAAATTCTGGCTAAAGCTCTTGCCCATAAAGCAGAAGAACTTCCGTTAATCATCGAACTGGTGAGCAAAGGTAAAAAATATGTCATCTGCCACGCCGATTATCCTTGTGACGAATACGAATTTGGAAAGCCAGTTGATCATCAGCAGGTAATCTGGAACCGCGAACGAATCAGCAACTCACAAGACGGGATCGTGAAAGAAATTAAAGGCGCGGACACGTTTATCTTTGGTCATACGCCAGCAGTGAAACCACTTAAATTTGCCAACCAAATGTATATCGATACCGGCGCAGTGTTCTGCGGAAACCTCACATTGATTCAGGTACAGGGAGAAGGCGCGTGGGCATAAGAGAACTAAACCTCACCAAAGAACAGCATGAGTGGCTGAATGGCTGGCTTGAACTGTGGGGCGCATGGGTTTATTCAGGTCGTCTGGAAAAGCGCATGAGCAGCGTAATAGCGAAGTTCATGGAGAGCGTAGAGCCGGGAAGAGTTATGACAAGGCCAATGTGCAATGATGATGATGGAATGTTGATTTCTCAGGTCGTCGATTCCGTCATGTGCATTGACAAGAAAGCCTTTGGCATCCTCCTCAGCTACTACGCTCATGGTTCATCTAAGCGAGCAATTGCATCCTACTATCACGCGACTGCAAAGCCACGCAAGATGTGTGGACGTGGTGGCGAGGGATGGAGAAAACCTTCACTGGCAACCTGTAGAAACGAAATTGACGACATCCTGAAAGCATCGTTATTTGTTTTGTACCAGCCAATGCAAAATGCTTTCAAAATGCGTAAACGTGTTGAGAAAGTTAAGCATGTTGTTGTTAAAAGTCTTGACATGTAATTATCCATTTAGCCATAATATTCACATATGCTGCTGCTTTTGCATTCAGCAACCATCACAAGCCCACCTCCTGTGGGCTTTTTTGCATTCGCGTGCAATCAAAACAAGAGTCTTAGTGATATGGGCCTGAGATATGGTGGTGGAAACATCGCTCCGCTCTTGGCTGTCATATCTACGCGAACAGGCTCTATCCCTAAGGTAAAGCGATGAAAGAAATAAAATTAACGCCAGAAATGGTGCTTTCTGTTGTTGATTACAATCCATCATCAGGCGACTTTCACTGGAGATGGAGGCGGGGAAGAGAGAGGACCACTTTGACATGGAACTCTCGTTTTGCTTTCAAGAAATGCTCATCAATAAATTCTGATGGGTATTTAATGATTATGATTAATGGTAAAGCATACCCTGCTCACAGACTGGCATGGTTGATTGTTTATGGCACCATGCCCGATGGTTTTATTGATCACATCAACAGGGTAAGAACAGATAACCGGATATCAAATCTTCGTCTTGTCACTCATTCCGAAAATATGCAGAACAGGAAAATTCAGAAGAATAATAAATCTGGATACCGTGGCGTGTCTTGGGATGCTAAGTACGGGAAATGGAGAGCAAGAATTAATGCGTCTGGAAAGTGTATTAACCTTGGATACCATGATACTGCCGAACTTGCCGCTGCGGCTTTTGAGGCCGCCAGAATGAAATATCATACCGTTTAAAGATGTAAGCTGCCGTTAGTGACTCTTAAGTTGCAATGGTGGCTTTTTTTATTTGGGTCAGTCGTATAAAGGTCATTACGGAAGGCTGTTAACCTTCTTATCGTGGTTCGAGTCCACGCTGTCCCGCCAAACATGCTGGTTTAGCTCCAATGGTAGAGCAGTCGCCTTGTAAGCGAATGGGTAGCGGTTCAAGTCCGTTAACCAGCACCATAACTGAGCCGTAGCCACTGGCTATCCTGAACTAATCAGTGATAGTTATGCTGCGGCCTTCTACACATGACCTTCGCGAAAGCGGGTGGCAAGAGGTTGCGATAACAACCTCCTGCCGTTTTGCCCGTGCATATCGGTCACGAACAAATCTGATTACTAAACACAGTAGCCTGGATTTGTTCTATCAGTAATCGACCTTATTCCTAATTCAATAGAGCAAATCCCCTCAATAAAGGGGGTAGAGCATGTACCGTATGGACAAAATCAGAGAATGGTTCAGTTACAGCTTCGGAGGACTGACTGCGATGGGTGGCATTCTCTCCCTGAATGACTGGGCTGTAATCGTTGGTATTCTTTGTACTGTCGGCACATTTGGCATCAACTGGTACTACAAACGCAAAGAGCGTGAGGACAGATTGAATGGCAATGTCACCGGCACTACGAAATAGCGTAATAGCGGCGATAAGTGGCGGGGCTATTGCTATAGCATCTGTGTTAATCGCAGGTCAGAGTGGTAACGATGGTCTGGAAGGTGTCAGCTACATACCATACAAGGATATTGTTGGTGTATGGACTGTATGTCACGGACACACCGGAAAAGACATCATGCTCGGTAAAACGTATACCGAAGCAGAATGCAAAGCCCTCCTGAATAAAGACCTTGCCACGGTCGCCAGACAAATTAACCCGTACATCAAAGTCGATATACCGGAAACAACGCGCGGCGCTCTTTACTCGTTCGTCTACAACGTTGGTGCTGGCAATTTCAGAACATCGACGCTTCTTCGCAAAATAAACCAGGGCGATATCAAAGGTGCATGTGATCAGTTACGTCGTTGGACATATGCTGGCGGTAAGCAATGGAAAGGGCTGATGACTCGCCGTGAGATTGAGCGTGAAGTCTGTTTGTGGGGGCAACAATGAGCAGAGTAAGCGCGATTATCTCCGCTCTGGTTATCTGCATCATCGTCTGCCTGTCATGGGCTGTTAATCATTACCGTGATAACGCCATCGCCTACAAAGAACAGCGAGATAAAAAAGTCAGTGAGCTGAAGCAGGCGACCGCCACCATTACTGACATGCAGCAGCGCCAGCGTTCTGCTGATGCACTCGATGCTAAATACACGAAGGAGTTAGCTGATGCGAAAGCTGAAAATGATGCTCTTCGGCGCAAGCTTGATAATGGCGGCAGGGTGCTCGTCAAAGGAAAATGCCCTGTGCCATCCTCAGCCGAAACCTCCGGCGCCTCCGGCATGGGCAATGATGCCACCGTCGAACTCTCTCCAGTTGCTGGACGAAACGTTCTCAGTATCAGATCTGGAATCATCAGCGACCAAACATCACTGAGAACGCTTCAGGAATACATCAACACGCAGTGCCTGAAATGAACAATCATAGCCTCGTAATAGCGAGGCTTTTTACTAACCGAGGGTAAATAATGTCATCTCCAATCATGAAGTATTTCGCTTATCAACACCTCCCTGCGCATCTGCAGGAAGTAAGTAAGCCAATCGGTGAACTTGCGACACTGATGGATGAATCACTGCCGGACAGTGCTGAAAAGTCAGCAGGTCTCCGCAAGCTGCTCGAAGCTAAAGATGCGCTGGTGCGAGCAAAGCTGGGGTAAGTCATTACAAAGCCTATCTACGGGTGGGCTTGATAATGAAACCGGAATTTATTCTGGGTAACCAGTTACAGCAGTACCGCGAAACAACCCAAGCCAGTAAGTGGGGAAATAACAGCGTTGTATCGTCGCAGTATCATCGCATTAACAATGACCGCAGCCCTTAATGGGAGCTCCTTCTGCGTGAGTGTGCAATGATAATCAATAACGATGCATACCGGGGTTTGCAGCTTTTACGATGGCTGGTTTATCCCTCATTGCTCGCCATCTCGATGCGGGGGTAGAAGAAATCGAGAGTGTTTTACAGGGTTTTTCACTATGAAAGCTCTATAAAATAGAATTTGTTTTATATGCGCCTACGGGTGATATACCAACTAAGCAGAGGAATATTCCAATATGACAGGTCTGACAATAAAGCAAGAGGCTTTCTGTCAGGCATACATTGAAACGGGTAATGCTTCTGAGGCTTATCGGACGGCGTATGCTGCTGACAAGATGAAGCCGGAGGCAGTACATGTTCAAGCATGTAAGTTGCAGGATAACCCTAAGATAGCCCTAAGGATAAAAGAATTGAGGGGCGAGATTAAGCAACGCCATAACGTCACCGTCGATTCTCTCCTCGCTGAACTGGAAGAGGCCAGACAAAAAGCCTTAAGCGCCGAGACGCCACAATCATCTGCAGCTGTAGCGGCGACAATGGGTAAGGCTAAGCTGGTCGGCCTTGATAAGCAGATTATCGATCACACCTCATCTGATGGAACTATGGCAACGAAGCCAACCACTATTCGCCTGGTAGGAGTTGACCCAGCCAATGGAAAGCCAAGTTGACCTCCAGATACCTGCCAAGTTAGTTCCTGTATTCGCGACAGAAGGAGTCCGTTATCGTGGTGCTCACGGTGGACGTGGATCTGCTAAGACGCGTACTTTTGCACTAATGACTGCCGTCAAAGCCTATCAAGCGGCAGAAGCCAATATCAGTGGAGTTATCCTGTGCGCTCGAGAATACATGAACTCGCTGGAAGAATCCTCCATGGAGGAGGTAAAGCAGGCAATTCGCTCCGTGGCGTGGCTTGACGATTACTTCGACATTGGAGAGAAATACATCAGGACAAAGAACCGCAAGGTCAGCTATGTATTCTGCGGTCTTCGCCATAACCTAGACAGCATCAAATCAAAAGCGCGAATTCTTGTAGCCTGGGTTGACGAGGCCGAGTCTGTTTCTTCGACTGCGTGGAAAAAGCTTCGCCCGACCGTTCGTGAAGAAGGCTCAGAAATCTGGGTTACGTGGAACCCGGAGAAGGACGGCAGCGCCACCGACAAACTTTTCAGAAAGAATCCCCCAAAAAGCTCAATGATTGTCGAGATGAACTATGTCGACAATCCATGGTTCCCTGCGGTGCTTGAGGAAGAGCGACAGGAAGACCTGGCAAACCTTGATTACGCAGATTATGCGTGGATATGGGAAGGCGCATATCTCGAAAACTCAGACAAGCAGGTGCTGGCTAACAAATACGTCGTGCAGAGCTTCGAAGACAATCTATGGAGGAAATCAGAGCGCTTGCTGTTCGGTGCTGACTTCGGATTCGCGAAAGACCCCAGCACGCTCATTCGCATGTTCATTCTGGATAACAATCTCTACATCGAATACGAGGCCTACGGTAATGGCGTAGAACTCGACGACATGTGGAAGTTTTACGCAGGAAAAACCGATGCCACGCCGAAACAGCTTGAGGACTGGAAGGTAACTGACGATGCGAAATTCCCCGGTATCCCTGAAGCGCGTAAATGGCCCATCAAAGCCGACAACTCCAGGCCAGAAACTATCAGCCATATCAAAGGGCAGGGATTCAACATCTCAGCTGCTCAGAAATGGCAGGGTAGCGTAGAGGACGGCATCACGTTCCTACGTGGATTTAAGAAGATCATCATCCATCCTCGCTGCAAAGAAACAGCGAAAGAGGCGCGGCTTTACTCGTACAAAACAGACCGTATCACTGGCGAAGTCTTGCCGATTATCGAGGATAAGTACAACCACTGCTGGGATGGAATCCGATACGGTCTGGACGGGTATATCAAACGCAAACCTCAATCGATGGGGATGATGATTCCTAAGCGCCTTAGGGGGAAATAATCATGAAAAATAAATGCAAATGCCCTGGCTGCGAACGCAAAAGAAAAGGCGGGCCGGGTTATCAGCCATGTGCCACCAAATATCCTGCCAGGGGAATTGCTCCACCACCTAAACGACCATAACGGACAATCCATGACTGACAAATTAACACTAGCCGTCAATCACGCGCTGAATGACGTCAGGCTTGCTCGCGCCCGCATGGGACTACTTAATCCTTCAATGGGTTTGGACGCTAAGCGTAATTCAGCCTGGTGTGAATACGGATTCAAAGAAGAATTAACCTTCGATGACCTTTACAAGCTCTACCGCCGCGGTGGTATAGCTCACGGTGCCGTAGAAAAGCTTGTTGGTAAATGCTGGCAGTCAAACCCTGAAATCATTGAGGGTGAAAAGTCAGATGAAACACGCATGGAAACGTCTTGGGAGTCCAAAACTAAGCAGGTTTTCACTAACCGACTTTGGCGCGCGTTTCTTGATGCTGATCGGCGACGTCTCGTTGGCCGCTATGCAGGAATTCTCCTGCATATTCGAGATAATAAAGCGTGGAATCTGGAACCAACGAAAGGGCGTGGTCTGGAAAAAGTAAGTATTGCATGGGCCGGTTCACTGAAAGTCAGCGAATGGCATGACGGAGTGGTTTCAAAGAATTATGGTCAGCCGAAGATGTGGCAGTACACAGAGATTCTACCCAATGGTTCCTCTCGCCGTGTCGACATCCACCCTGGTCGAGTTTTCATTCTTGGTGACTATACAGACGATGCGATCGGTTTCCTTGAGCCTGCATACAACGCTTTTGTCAGTCTGGAGAAGGTGGAAGGCGGTTCCGGTGAGTCGTTCCTGAAGAACGCTGCACGCCAGCTTAACGTCAACTTTGAAAAGGAAATCGACTTCAATAATCTGGCGTCGCTGTATGGCGTGAGTATCGATGAGCTACAGGAAAAGTTTAACGAAGTTGCCGGGGAAATTAACCGGGGTAACGACGTGTTAATGACCACGCAGGGGGCGACAGTTACACCACTTGTCACTGCCGTAGCAGACCCAACAGCAACCTACGACGTTAACCTCCAGACAGCTTCCGCTGGCGTAGATATTCCGACTCGCATTCTCGTAGGTAATCAGCAGGCCGAGCGTTCCAGCACAGAGGACCAGAAGTACTTCAATGCTCGCTGCCAGTCCCGACGAGGCGAATTGTCATTCGAGATTGAGGACTTCTGCGACAAGTTGATTAACCTCGGCATTATCGACCCGATAGGCCATAAAACAGTTATTTGGGACGACCTTAATGCGCAAAGCGATAGTGAAAAACTGGATGCCGCGCAGAAGATGTCGCAGATAAACAGCGCATCATTAGCAACAGGCGAGCAGGTATTTACTGGTGAAGAGATTCGTGTGGCTGCCGGGTATGAGGGTTCACCTGAACCACTTCCGGAGATAGATGATGACGAAGAAGAAAGCGAAATCACCGATACTACCCGGAAACCTTAAAGACCCGACAGGCGCTGACCGCCTTGAGCGCGGAGCAATGAACGAGTTCGCCAGGCGAATGAAACGCATTGGCAAAGCCTACAAGGACATCCTCGACCGCATTCCTGCATCACCATCAGTAAACCAGCGCTACACCTTCGAACTCGACTCCACCCAGCTATCAATGCTCCTCAGCAATGCCTCATTGCTGGTGGATGAGATTTTGGGTGCGGATAACGAGACGGGGTTCTGGTTCTGGACTGATTACGTCAACCCGGCGTATCAGCGCGGCACGGCGCAGGAATTTGCCAATCTGGCGCAGCAGTCAGCCGTGTACGCGGCAGGACAGGAAAGCGTATCGGCAATCCTCCTGAGTGAGCCGTACCGCCGCAGACTCATTCTGGTTCGTGCTCGTACCTTCGAGGAAATGAAGAACCTCAGTGCCACCGTGAAAGCCGACATGGCGCGGATACTGACCGATGGTCTGGGGCGCGGACAGAACCCGCTGGAGATAGCGAAGCGCATCACTGAGCAGACAGGTATTGAGTCTCGCCGGGCTAATCGTATTGCCCGGACGGAGATTACCACCGCGCTGCGCCGTGGTCGATGGGATGAATCAGATGAGGCAACGGAGCAATACGGGATACTCACCCGCCAACTGCATTTGTCAGCACTCAGCGCGACCACCCGCCAGACTCACGCGTTACGACATGGAAAGCTCTACACAACGGAAGAAGTGAGGGAGTGGTACAGCATCAATGGAAACGCAATCAACTGCAAATGCACTCAGGTATCTGTTCTAGTTGATGAGGCGGGTAATCCTCTTTACCCGAACGTTATCGACATGGCCAGGAAAAGGCTGGAGAAAGCGAAGCAGGCAGGACTGGTTCCCAATCATTCGCATTGCGGTTGTGGGCGCAAGCACGCTGCATAAACGTGAGAGTTTTCAATGAAAGTACAGGTTAATGTCACTTCAAAAGTGAACAGCAAAGCCATCCGTAGGGAGCAACACAACGGACGCGAACATTGGGTTGTCCCTTCCTACACACTCCCGGCAAACGTGGTCATGAACGGCGGACTCTATCCTGCCAGCGAAATTGACCAGCACTATACCGGTCTGGAAGGGACGCTGGCACCGCTGGGACATCCACAGGTAAACGGCCAGTTTGTTTCGGCTTTCAGTCCTGAAGGCTTGAATGTGGGATATGTCGGGGCGTGGAACAAAAACGTCAAGAAGTCAGGTAACCGTGTCTACGTCGAGAAGTGGATCGACACAGAAGTGGCAAAGCGTACAGATGATGGCAAGCGTCTTCTTGAGCGTCTTGAGGCGCTGGAGAAAGGCGATGATGTTCCGCCAATCCATACCAGCGTTGCCGTATTCCTGGAAGAACTGGAAGCGAACGATGAGCAGAAAGTTCAGGGGGCTTCATGGGTTGCGAAAATTCACGCGATGGATCATGACGCCATCCTTCTGGATGAGGTTGGCGCGGCCACGCCAGAGCAGGGGGTAGGGATGATGGTTAACGCTGACCTCGCCACGCCACTGAAGGCTAATTCCGGTGCGCTGGTTGGCGAAACCTATCGCGAGCGAGAGCGGCGTCTGGAGAAGTATGCGAAAGATAAATTCGCTCCCGGAGAGAAAGAATACGCCTGGGTGGCTGACTTCACTGACTCGCAGGCCGTAATCATCCTCAACAATGGCGATCCGAAGGTTTACGGATACAAATCTGAGGGCGGAAAGATTGTCTTTGACGATACCTGGACAGAGGTTCAGCGCCAGAGTTCATGGGTTGCCGTCGTCAACAAGCTCAAATCATTTTTCACACCGCAGGATAACCCTGCACCAAACCACAAAATGGAGGGCGACATGCCTTTAACCAAAGAAGAACTGGAACAAATCGGCAGCATGGTTAGCGAGGCCGTCGCCACCAATACCGAAAAGGCTATCAAGCCTCTCGCGGAAAAGGTTGATGCGCTACAGGCCAATCAGCAACAACTTTCTGAAGCCCTGACTGCCAACTCCCGCGCCGAAGAGAAAACGAAGCGTGAAGCGGTGGCAAAAGTTCACGGCGAGATTGTGGCTAACGCCCTGTCTGGCGAAGCGCTGGACGCGATGTACAAAACCATTGGTGATGCCGCACCGCTGGGTACTAACTCTGCTCAGCATCAGAAAGAAACTGGCGCACCTGCCGCATCTGAATACTTCAAATAAGGAGCCTGGATAATGTCACGTTATTGTCGCGTTAATATCGACGGGGAATCGCTCTACAAGACCGAAACCCGCCTCACCTCCGCAGAACTACTGCCAGGCACTGCCGTCACTATTAACAGTGATGGTAAGTTCGCACAAGCCACTGCATTAACTGGCCGCATGTACATTATCGATTGCGCTTATCATCAGGGACTTGGCATTCGTGATGCCGTTCCTGCTGGCGATTCTGCTGTTGGCAACTATGTAGAAGAAGGCAGTGAACTTGCGCTTCTGTGTGTGCCGGGGGCGTACAAGAAGGACAGCCCGATTAAGCTTGGCGCGGCTGGTCAATTCACACTGGCAACTGGCGACACCGATTCAGTAATCGGCTACAGCCAGGACGAGTTCACCATCGCAGCCAGTACCACCGATTTCATTCGCGTTCGTATGCGCGTTGGCACTGCCGCTGCAGGCGCGTAACAAAAGGATAAACATATATGTATTTCTCTAAAGAGACACTGGCGACCAACTCGCGCCTTGGTGGTCACTGGAATGAGCTTTGGGCAAACCGCAACATGTGGAACGCACAGCATGATGCCATGATTGCGGCAAATCGTTCTAATATGACTCCTGAATGGCTGGCGGTTAATGCTGTAGGCGGTTTTACGCGTGATTTCTGGGCCGAAATTGACCGTCAGGTGCTGCAACTGCGTGATCAGGAGGTTGGCATGGAAATCGTCAACGACCTGATTGGTGTGCAGACCGTTCTTCCTGTTGGCAAAACAGCAAAGCTTTACAACGTTATTGGTGATATCGCTGATGATGTTTCTGTAAGCATTGACGGTCAGGCTCCATTCTCATTTGACCATACCGAATATGCGAGCGACGGAGACCCGATTCCGGTATTCACCGCAGGTTACGGTGTGAACTGGCGTCATGCTGCTGGTCTTAACTCTCTCGGTATTGACCTTGTGCTGGATTCGCAGATGGCTAAAATGCGCAAGTTTAACCAGAAGCGCGTCAACTACTATCTGAACGGCGACCCGAATATTCAGGTGCAGTCCTACCCGGCGCAGGGTATCAAAAACCACCGTAACACCAAGAAGATCAACCTTGGTTCTGGTTCTGGTGGCGCAAATATCGACCTGACTACCGCTGACATGACCGCGCTCTTTGCGTTCTTAGGTAAAGGCGCATTCGGTACCACCGCACGCGCGAACAAAGTCGCCGCATACGATGTGATGTGGGTTTCTCCTGAAATCTGGGCGAACCTGGCTCAGCCGTACGTGGTGAATGGCGTTGTAAGCGGCACTGTATTGCAGGCGGTTCTGCCGTTCGCGCCGGTGAAAGAAATCCGCATGAGCTTCGCGCTGACCGGTAACGAGTTTATCGCGTACGTTCGTCGCCGTGACGTGATCTCTCCACTGGTGGGTATGGCTGTAGGCGTTGTTCCGCTGCCGCGCCCACTGCCTAACGTTAACTACAACTTCCAGATTATGTCTGCTGAAGGTCTGCAAATTACCGCAGACGATCAGGGCCTGTCCGGCGTTGTCTACGGCGCTAACCTGGCGTAAGGAAACAGCATGGCTAAATACGAAGTTGTCCGCCCATGGTTCGGCGTGAAGGTTGGCGACGTGGTGGAGTTGAAAGAGCTTCACCCGGCGTTGAAGTCTAACGTTCGGCTGATGAAAGGTGAGGCTGGTGGTGAGCTGAAACCTGCGACACCTGATGCCGGTACCGGTGAGAAATCTCGCAAAGAGATTATTCAGGACCGCCTGACCAAGCTGGGTATTGAGTTCAAAGGCACCCTGGGCGCTGAAAAGCTCAGTGAGCTGTTGCCGGATGGCGAACTCGAAAAGCTTTTCCCTGCTGAATAACAGCCGCCGCTAAGGCGGTTTTTTTATGCCCCGCTCCGGCGGGGTTATTTCAGGAGACTATATGAACCAGGAAGATATTAATCAACCACTGCCATATTCGCAGTTTTCTGAGATTTCATCGTTGAGCGTCACCAATGAGATCAGTCTGGCGATATCCAGCACCGCCGAACTGGTTAAAGACTCGTCGAGCGTGGAACGGCTGATTCTCCTGAAGCATCTTCGCGCGCTTTGCGAACTGCAACTCAATAAATTATCAGGGCTGGAATAGCTATGGTAACGCTGGAGAAGGCCAAAGAGTATTTGCAGAGCCAGGGAATAAATCTTCCTGACTTCATGCTTCAGGCGTTAGTGGACGATGTTAACAGCATTCAGGAATGCCTCGATGCGCATTACCCGGCATCAAAGGCGCTGGCAATCCAGATGTATTTGCTCGCATTGATGGGCCTGGCGCAAGGCGACAAGTATATCAGCTCACAGACTGGCCCTAATGGTGCATCTCGTTCATTCCGTTTTCAGTCGTTTCCGGATCGCTGGAAAGGGGCGCTGGCACTGTTGCGCGTCACCGATAAACACGGCTGCGCTAATGACCTCATCCCTCCAGACCCGACCAATACAGCTTTTGCTGGCATATGGATTGCCAGGGGTGGATGCATGTGTGGCGGGGGGCGGTGATGGGGTGGATATCGGTTAAGAAGCGGCTTCCGGAGCCTTTTGTCAAAGTCTGGGTGATGACCGACAGTGGTAAACGCGTTACCGGATACGTCAAAAGCAACGGTGACTGGTATCTGTTGTGTCGAAAGGTGGCAGCGGAAAAACCGGAGGTGATCCGGTGGGAGGATGGCAATGTCTGAAATAGCACGCTGGAGTTACACCAATGTTGCGACCATCTACCCGCGCGTCTATGACGACTGGAACAGCACCTGGACAAACGGAACTCCCTACCTGATTGACTGTACCTGGACGGCGAACAATGAAGTTGCGGTAGATGCCAGCGGGAAAGAGTTCACCACGAACCTGATTTTCTTCACTGAACTGAAGTGTAACGGCGTCGATGCGACCATGCCGTTACGCGACTGGTATATCGCCAGAGGTGACACAACGGCGCAGGCCGATCCCCTGAAAGCTGGCGCGAACGTCATCAAAGCGGTGACGGAATGGGATATGTCACCATTCGGCGAGGAACCAGACTACAAAATTCTGACGTGAGGCGATCATGCCCGTTAAAGGTATCAAGCGTGTTCAGATGAACACCCGCAAGGTGCTGGCAGAAATTGCCGGGCCACGCACAGAAAGAGTGCTGACTGAGGTCATGATTGTCGGATCATCTCACGCCGCGCTACTTACTCCCATTGACACATCCACGCTTATCAACAGCCAGTACAAAAAGCTTGAACCAATGCCCGGTGGGATGCAGGGAAAGGTCGGGTACACGGCTGCATACTCTGCCGCCGTTCACGGTATGTCCGGGAAGCTAAAAGGCCAGCCGCGTGAACACTTCGGCAGAACTCGCGCTGGAAAAGAATTCGGTGGCGGCATGGGGAAGGGGAACTACTGGGATCCCGATGCCGAGCCGGGGTTCCTGACCAAAGGCTTCGAGCGTGACGGTCTCAACGAGATAAAGGCCATCATCAAGCAAGGGTACAAAGTATGACACGTAGCGAAGTGTATGACGCGCTGAGAGCGTGGTTGCAATCGCATGGCTTTGATGCTGGCTATCGCATCCAGAAACGCTTCTGGAATGAACTGGAGAGTACGGAGGGGGAACGATATCTCATTATCCAGCAGAACGGCGGCGGCAAGCCAGAAGAAGCGATAACCCGCGATTATTTCCGAATCCTCCTCCTGTCAGGCCAGAACGACAGCAATATTAACCAGGTTGAAGATCGCGCCGACGCCATCCGTCAGGCGATGATCGACGACTACAGAACCGAATGCATCATCTCGATGCAGCCAGTCGGCGGCATCACCGCCATCCAGACCGAAGAAGGCCGTTACCTCTTCGATATTTCCTTTCAAACCATCATTTCCAGATAACACGGAGATAAAGACATGGCATGTGAAGCAGGTGCTTTCACAGGGCGTGATGTCGTCGTTTATTACGCGATTGGCTGCCCGGAAGTACAACCTACCGCCAGCGCTTACCAGCGACTCGGCATGATGCGCGGTAAAACAGTTAATGCAGAGTGGGAAACTGCAGATGCAACTGCCGATATGAGCGCCGCGTTTACGCAGGAAAATCTTGTTACCTATAAGAACATTTCGTTCTCTGGTGACGGCGTTACCCGCAAAGAAGATGTTTATGCGCAGAACGCGCTTAAACGCCACGTCTACAACCCACCCGCAGAGACCAGTAACCAGCCGTATGTCTGGCTGAAGATCATCTCTCCAAACGATATTACCGAAGGGCCGTTCATGGTGACCTCATGGCAGGATGAAGCGCCGCACGATGACGTTGCCACCTGGTCTATTGAGGCATCCAGTGCTGGTAGTGTGGACGTGCGCGACGTTGGTGCGGTCATTACTATCACCGCTCAACCGCAGAATCTTACGCTGACCGTTGGTGATGCGCTGAACCTGTCGGTGGCTGCGACTGTGTCTGACAATTCAGCACTGACTTACCAGTGGAAGAAGGGTGGTAGTGACATCTCTGGCGCAACATCAGCAACATTCACCAAAGCAAGCGTGGCTGCCGGTGATGCCGGATCATACAGTTGTCAGGTGTCTTCCTCCACAGCGGGCAGCGTGACGTCCGGCGCGGCGACGGTTATCGTCAACGCAGAATAAGCATGAGGGGCGGAAGCCCCTTTTCAGAAGGTGAAAAATAATGAAAAACCCAAAAGAGTCACCATGCGTGAGTGTTGAGTACGGATATACCTCTGATGAGGTGCGTGAAGCGGTGGAACATATCAAGCGCGTCAGACTCTCGAAGAAATTACTCGAGTCTTTCCAGAATACTTCGCCATTTGTTATTGAGAATGGTGAGGTGTTCATCAAGGACGCATTCATTTCTGGCACCATCCATGCAGCCAAAATCGAAACGCCGCAGCCAGTTACTAACATCTACAACATCAGCACTGGCGCAAACAATGGCGGGAAGAAATACCCGGCAGGCATGTCCGTTGCTGTCGAAGAACTGAAAAGCAAGGTTGAACTCAATACTGAAGCCTTTGCCATCTTTGAAAAATCCATTAGTGAGAACCTCAACGGCATCATGTGTAATGCGCTTGCTAACCACAAAGAAACCGAACGTCTCAGCGATGTTGTGCGTGATATCACTCGCGAAGTCATCCGCAAAGAGATGAGGCCAGGCGGTATGTTGTGCGGACTTAAGCGGTGATGTTATGAAAGCAATCACCGATATCGGCCAGGCTGTCATTCGGGCCGGTAGCAAAGAGATATTTCTCAATCCGTCATTCCTCGCTATGTCGCGTATTGGCTCACCGGAACAGATTGTTGATGCTTTCGTTAAGGTTCATGCCGGGCATTACCCAAAGCACAGAATTGCGGACCCGCAGATACTAAAAGCGGCTAATGCCCGCTGCTTTGCTGAAATGGCGGCAGCTGCAGCCAACGTAGTCAAGCGCTGTTCTGAAGGTGACGTTGCTGAAGTTATCGGTTCCTACTCGGTAACTAGTGCGGGACGACTTCTGTTCAAGCCGGGAGCCATCCCGATCGAGGATGTTATCCAGATTGCCCGCCATCTGATTCTTCATGGTGTAATGGGCGACCAGCCACCGGAAGAATTCGAAGGAAAGAAAGGTGAATACAGCGACAAATTCGATGTTCGGTCATTCGTCTACACCGCTGTTGCTCACCTCGGTATGAGTGAGTCAGACGCCTGGAATATGACAATGACCAGCTTCCGCGCCGCCATGAACGCCAAGTTCCCGCAGAAAGAGAAAGCCAAAGTACCCACTCAGGAGAAGTACGACGAAGTCATGGACTGGGCAGAACAAATGCTGGCGATGGATGCGCAGAGGCATGGGCCGCACTAAAAAATCTCTCGTCTTAAGAAATTCGACAAGTGACTTTTAAGACAATGCCTCGCATCCGCGGGGCTTTTTTGTATCCGCAGTAAATGCGCATTCCCCGCGCAAATCAAACCAGGAGCCCTTTTCGGGATATGAGACAGAGATAGGACGGTGGCTTCCGTCGTGCCGCTCTTGGGCTGTCCATATCTGGGGAACTGGCTCATATCACCAAAAAGGAAAGAATGATGTCTAACATTATCCCAATTAATTTCGAAGGCCACTCGATGCGCTTCTATGATGATGGCTGGATTGATGCAACAACAGCAGCGGAAAAATTCGATAAAGTGCCAAATGAATTCCTCCGTCTGCCGGAAACTGAATCATATATTCAAGGACTTGAGCGTAGATACGGGAAAATCCCGTATGTAAAAACCAGTCGGGCGCGTAAAGATCGTGGCGGCGGAACATGGCTGCATCCAAAACTGGCTGTTCGCTTTGCACGCTGGCTTTCTGTAGATTTTGAAATCTGGTGTGACGAACAAATAGACGCCATTATTCGCGGCCATACAGCACCTGTTGATGATGAGCGCATTAAGGCAATCTTTCTGCTTAGCGATCCGTCTTCGTGGGAAAAGCGTTTTAATGACCCGCTGTATGATGCGCTATTCAGAATGACCGGGCTTCCCCGCCATAGAAATGATCGAAAACCAATGTTATTCAGCCTTATTAGCGCTAAGTGGATTTACGGGCCGGTCCTGCCTGCTGAAGTCTACGCGGATGTAAAAGCACGACTGGCGGTCGGTGAGAAAATCCACCAACACCTAAAACCAGACGCACTTAAACTGGTTGAGAATCAGATTATTGCTGTGACCAGCATTGCTAACGGTTGTTCCGACTATCGAGACTTCGAATCCCGTTGCATGGCAGCATTCCCCGTCAAAGGGCAGATGAAGCTTCTTTATGCGGCAGCGTGATGAATGGTGCGTACAGCCCACTCAGGTGGGCTTTTTGTCGTCGCTCTCGCTGAATACGATTGTTTTGGCGTCTTCAAGGATTTCAGTCAATTCGTGGTGGGTGATGTTATCAAGCGATATCTTCTTCCCGTCCTTTTCGATGGTCGCTTTCTTGCCTCTGTTTCGGTTTAGATAGGCGATAAAGCAGGCGCTAAAAGCCGCCCAGAATGGTCCTGAGTTGATAAGTTCAATCACTATCTCCTTCATCGAATCCTGAGCTGAGTTAACAGCCAGTTTTGGTCCGTTATTTTTTTCTTCCGCTAAGGAGTGCTGTATGGCGTATTCATCAAGAATTGTACAAAAAGCATCTGACATATCAGACGGCAAGGACAGCCTTAAGCCGGGGGTGCGCATAACATTCTCCTTTGATAGTTGGTCTGAACGACTTTGTTGTTTGCGCTTCTTTCTTCGCTCCGCCATTGCAGCTTTGCTGAACAAAGAGCTGGAACAAATCTTCTATGATGAAGATTTTGGAAAGATCACCAAAAACATGACCAAAGTACCGCAAAAAAGAGAACGCCAGGAAGCCTGATATTTGATCAGGCTAGCCGGTCAGGTGGGCTTGCTGCTCTTCTTTGGGATCATTTCATACTTTTCTATAAGGTTTTCAACGACACTTTTTGCAGTATCTTCAGCAGCAAGCGACACAATCTTGTTAAGTTGACTCATCGACATAGTGACAACCTCATCACTTGATGATGGGGAGAGTGGCTTATCCCAAGCAACAATCTGCGCCTTAAGGGCATCCTCCAGTATCTGAACTATCTCAGAGTTCATTGACCTGCCATTAGCTTTGGCGCGTTCGGCTATGGCATCGCGCATCCCGTCCGGGAAGCGGAGGTTGAACTTATCTTGCATCTGGCTTGGGTACTTACTCATAACATCACCTGAGAATATTTTGAAAATTATTATGGGGCCAACTTGACATATCGCGCAATGGTGTTAACTTAATATCAGGTGTTAACTTGGCCCCAAAAGGAGATAAAGCAATGCAAGATACGCTTTTTACTGAGCGCAAAAACATCAAACTCAATCTTCGACTACCTTCTCGACTCGATCAGGAGCTTCGCAGACTGGCGGAAATGGACTGCATTTCGCTGAACTCTGCAATAGTTCGTTTGCTGGCAAAGGGTGTAAGGGAAGAGGTGGCGAATGGTCGTTAAAAATGTTGAAGCCCCAACTGCTCGAACAGCTAGGGCTTCAGTGTCAAATGATTCCAGCGAAGGAAATATCGACATGAATATTGTAGCAAAATCAGATTACAACTTCCAAGGATTCGCTTTTAATCCTGTGACAGAAGGCGGTTCTATTTGGTTTACCTCCACTGAACTAGCTAAGGCCCTCGGCTACAAAAAAACCGATGCCATCAGCCAGATTTATGCTCGTAACGCCGATGAATTTTCCGACTCTATGTCGTTGACCCTCAATATGAAGGTCAACGGGATAAACAATAGCTTACGTAACAAATCGGTCAGAGTTTACTCACTCCGAGGCGCTCACTTGGTAGCGATGTTCGCTTCTACGCCCAAGGCCAAAGAGTTCCGCCGATGGGTGCTGGATATTTTGGATCGTGAAGCCACGGATTCACCGATCGCCAAACAGTTCACAGATGATGAGTTAATCAGCCTTTGCTATCTACAGCTCTGGATGGAGAAGAGCCAACGAGTTAGCCAGCAGCTTTACCCGGCAATGAAACAGGCTAAGTCAGAATACGCAGGGATGCTATACGACATCGCCCACGACATTCGTTATATGACCGTGGAAACCAAGAAGATCCTGCTTCGTGAAGTGCAGGAACTGGATAACAGCAATATTGTCGTGAAGCATGCGCAGCCAATGTTGGCAATGCTTCGCGGTGAGGAATGGATTCACTGATGGACGTACAGGACGGTGCAAAAAGAAAAGCCGATAGTTACGAGCTACCGGCTTCCATTGAATCTTGTCATAAGGACCACTTAATGACTTCATTAAATTTAGCAGTTCATGAACCAAATGTCGATCCCCAGCCGCTGCCTGTTATTGAATGGAGTGGTTTGCGTGTTGTTACGACTGAAACGCTGGCTTCGGGTTATGGTACGGATGAGGCTAACATTCGGAAAAACCTGTCACGTAATGCTGGCCGCTTCATTGAAGGAATTCACATCTTCACCATTAAAGGCCAAGAGTTGAAGAATTTGCGAGTGACTAATAGTCACGCACAAATTTCTAACAAAGCACGTTCAATTGTTTTGTGGACGGAGAAGGGCGCGGCGCGGATGTCGAAGATTGTCGATACAGACGAAGCATGGTCTTTCTTCGAGCGGTTGGAAGATGCTTACTTCCGTCCCTTGGTAAAAAGTATCCTCCCGCAGACATACGAGCAGGCTCTGGAAGATTTACTTCTAAAGGTCAAAGAGAATCGGCTTCTTGAGCAACAGCGTGACAGAGCGGTAAAAGAAAAGTTGTGGATTGCAGAAAAACGCGAAGCTACAGCAATGGCTACCGCATCAGCAGCCGTCCGCGCCAAAAACAAATTAGCTGAACGGGTAGGGGAAGGTAAGAACTACGCCGCTATTATCCCGGTAGAAAAGAAGTTGGGGCAGAAATTCAAATGGCAGCCTCTTCGAAAGTGGTGCCGGGAGAATGACTTCACCCCACATGATGTCGACGACCCACGCTTTGGCTCAGTTAAGTCGTGGCCACGCGCTGCTTGGCTTGCAGTGTACGGCGTAGACCTTCGCAAACTGTTTTAACCCGAAGCGCTAATTAGTACTTTGGTTTATCAAACCCGCTTAACTGCGGGTTTTGTCGTTCCTGCTGACCTCTCCGTCAACTGGTGGAGTGGCACATCCTTGTGCCTGCGATCTTATCTAAGTGATGACGGGATGGAATTATCTTTCAACCTGATCCAAGCCGATAAATTCATAGGTCCACCTGGTTCATTTATGTCTACATCGCGAGTGATTCTTATTAACACTTTTCTTGCTTCTTTTATGAGTGGCGAGAATTCACTACCATAATCGTAAAATTTACCCGCAAATTCAGACCTTATTTGCTTCATTGATGGATAAAGTTCTCGATACAAGTGCTGGGAGCGATTAGCATAATCCCAAAGCCAAATTAGATAATCAGCCTCTCGTGCCGACAAAGATGTTGTGGATAATGTTTTCTGCTTGCCGAGGAATTCACCTTCAATTGCTTTGGCCGCAAGATACTCCATAGCTTCTACAGTCTGCTTTGGTGATAATTCATCGATATGTTGAACGCCGAACTCGCGATGAACAAGCTTGTAAACTGACTGATAAGTGGTTCCGTACTTCGCCATAATACGATTAACGAGGCTGCGTAGTGGCGTGCGATCGTCAACGGTTGTTTTAGCAATAGCGACAGCCTTTGCAGTATCACCAGAAACGAGAGCGTCGTAGGCTCGGATGACCTTAAGGAAGAACTCAGCGCTGATCCATGTGGCATAGGCGTAAACCAGCTCTTTGCAGACGTAGGTTCCGCCCTTGCAACCGCGCGTGGTGCGGATTGGGGGAAAGGTAAGGTTTCCTACCTTTTCAATTGTTTCAATCAAATCAGTTGTTTTCTGCAATGCGAGCCAGTGAACAGGCTTATCCTTTTGCTCTGAGCCAGAGGCTTTATGCAGGTCGTTGATGCTGTAACGACCTTCAGAATCCTGACGAATGGATATATCGGAGATGATGATTTGGTTAGTCATAATGACCTCGTTGATTTCTTCGAATTACCACTATCGGAGTGGTGCCGGGAGGTTCGAAACGGCTCAACGAGACCGCGGACTTATTCCCCTTTCGGGTGTTGTATTCGTCGCCCTCCCGACTTTGATCGGGGTGTGTCCGCGCGGTGCGTCCACTGAATGACAGGCATAAAAAATCCAACACTAACGGGGTTGGTTCTGGCCGCGTTGAGAAGAGGTTTCGACGCCTCGTGCAAAACAAGATAGCGAAAGCTGATCCTTTCGTCAACAGATGGTAGGATTTGACCATCTTTTAATGTTGGGGATAGGGGTATGAAGAAGGTTTTTGGGAGTGTTGTGTTTGCGCTGGCGTTGTCAGGGTGTGCATCTCATGAGCAGCCAGTCGATTATCGAGCGGGTGATTATGTTATTATTTATCAAGCTTTTGGCAAACCAAATAACGTAGTATCGCGCGCTGCTGCTATGTGTAACACCAAGCCTTACAGGATGGCTTCTTATCCGCAGACTATCAGACCAGTAAGAAGCACTTATTTCTATCCAAATGTTTTCTCATGCGCTAAGGAAGCCGCCTTAGAATATGGTAGTGCAGAAGCTCAAGCAGATTTGATTGAGGAGACAAAAAGAGCAAGTCAGGAAGAAATGAAAATGGTGGAGAAACTTTCTCCAACAGATGCAAAAACCTTCTTCATGAAAGAAAAACATGCCTTCACAACTAATTGCTTAGTATTCGGTGATGTCACAATGATAACTGGTGAGTCTCCGGCCATGATTATAGCTGGGGGGGTTAGTATGGGAGCAAAACCTAAATGGAATGGCGAAGAGTATTCATTTGTCTTCAATGGAGGCTCAATGAAGGCATCATTCAAGCCATATAGGGGAGAGCATAAGTTCTTTATTATCGGCGGTGATAAAGTATACGGATGTGGTCCATCTATATTAGATCACAGATATGACTAACTAAGAAAATAATTCACTAAAAATCAACCTCGCTTCGGCGGGGTTTTTTATTGCCCGGAGAAAATGAAATGACCCAAAACGTCGGTGATATTGAATATGTGATTAAGGCTGATACGGCTCAGCTACTACGCGCTGACAAACAGGTTCGTGACGTAACCGACGGCATGGAAGGCGGTTTCAAGCGGGCTGACAAGGCCGCTTCATCGCTAACGTCATCCTTTGGCAGTCTTAGCCGCGTAGCTACCTCCCTGATGGCTATCCTGTCGGTTCAACAGGTATCTCAGTACGCCGACGCATGGACAACGCTCAATAACAAACTGGCGAACGCCCTCCGCCCAAGCGAGCAACTGGTTGACGTTACTGAGCGGGTATTCAATATTACGCAGCAAACTCGCGGCAGCCTGGACGCAACAGCCTCTTTGTATGCCAGGCTGGAGCGAGCAACCAGGGAATATGGAACCAGCGCTGATGATCTGGCTAAGCTGACAACCATCATTAACCAGGGCTTTGTGGTCTCCGGTGCGACCGCTCAAGAAGCAGAAAACGCTATTATCCAGTTGTCTCAGGGACTGGCATCTGGCGCGCTGCGCGGTGAAGAATTTAACTCAGTGAATGAGCAGGGCAACCGTCTGATCGTTGCACTTGCCGACTCTATGGGTGTTGGCATTGGGCAGATGCGTCAGATGGCAGCCGCTGGAAAACTGACTACTGATGTTGTGGTTAACGGGTTACTTTCACAGGGGGTGACGATTGGCAATGAGTTCGCCAATACCACGACAACTATCAGCCAGGCTTTGCAGGTAGCCGGGAACAACATCACCAAGTTCTTTGGTGAAAACTCCACGGTAAAAACCGGTACAGCAATCTTTAACGATGCTGTCATTAGTGTCAGCGAGAACATTGGCGCGCTCAGTGCGGTGCTGACTGCAACTGCCGCCGTCATGGGAAGTCGTTATGTTGGGGCCTTAACTCTTGCGACTCAGGCCAAGTTGTCTGGTGTGGCTGCAACTATTAAGCAGCAAACGGCAGAATACAATGCAGCAAAAGCAGCCATTGCCAGTGCTGAAGCCGAGATTAGAAATTCCCAGGCGATAATTGCTTCAGAGCAAGCAAAAGCCCGGCAGCTAGCCACTCAGGCGGCCATCAATAAACAATATGGTCTGGCAGTTTCCTATCAATCTGAATATGCAGCAATCCAAAAAAATATTGTTGCAGCAGATAGTGCAGCAACCGCGGCCAAAGAAAGGCTAGCTGCAGCCACTCAGCAGGCGTCATTAGCAAACAGAACATATGCGGCATCAGCCACTCTTGCCAAAAATGCCCTTGCGCTTATTGGCGGGCCGGCAGGAGCGGCAATGCTTGCAGCGGCAGCTGTATATTACTTCTATCAGAAAGCTCAGCAAGCTAAGCAGGAAAGCATCGATTTTGCTGATTCTCTTGATGGATTGACAGCAAAAATGAAGGAGATGAGTTCTGTCCAGATAGCTGCAGCCATCGCTAAAACCGAACAATCGATTCTCGACCAGCAGGATGCAATTGCTAGTTTAAGAGCTGAATATGAACAGCTTGAACAGAAAAAAACATTTATTGAACAAGCTGCGCAAATTAGAGGGGCGGCGGCGGTAGCTGATGATCTGGCAGATGTTAACCGTAATCTGGCCGTACAAGCAGATAAGGTAGAGCAGGCCGAGAATAAATTAAGCAGAACCACTAGCTCCCTTGGCTTGCTTAGGGCCCAGGCTAACGGTCAGTTCCGCGAAGGTATTGACCTGTTGCGCAGGGATGGTGAGGAGGCCGGGACTGTTGCTGGTCTAATGAATAACCTTGGTGATGCCATAAACTTCGCTGCTAAAGCTAAGGACAAATTCAATTCTTCCAGCCTGATGGTTATGCGTAGCGAGGATGGAGATAAGCTCCTGTCCAACCTTGAAAAGCAAAACAGTCTGCTGTCTATTACCGACAAAAAAGAAAGGGCTGTAGCCGAGGCAAGGCAGGCAGCCCTTGATGCAGGGGTGGATGCGCATTCAAATCAGATGAGGCAGATTGAAGAAGCAGCAGCAAAACGATATGACCTCCAGCAGGCTGACTCAGCAGTAACCAAGTCCACGAAAGAGGGTAATAAAGCTGTTGATTCCGCCGCACAATCGCTTACCCGCCAACAAGCCGCTCTTGATCGTCTGAACACAGGTTATGCCGATGGCTCTCTCGAATTGGCGAAATACGACGCTGTAGTTGCTCTTGGAAACAAAGCATCAGCAGAGCAGATCGCAAAAGCTGAACAGCAAGCGGAATCCATATGGAAAATACAGCAGGCAACCAAAGCCGCAGCAGAAGAGGAAAGGAAGCGCACGCAGGCAGGGCAAAACTTTACCGGGCTACAGGGGCAGGTATCACCAGTTGCAGCAGTAGATAACACCTACGCACAGCAAATGGCGCAGCTTGACGAGTATGTGCAACTTTACCCACAAAAAATTGCTGAAGCAGAAGCCGTCCGCGCAGGAATTGAAGACCAGTATCACCAGAAACGCATGGCCGCAATGTGGGAGGAATGGCAGCAGCAGAGCGAGATTAATAGCATGCTTGGCGCGGCTGTTGATTCCCTTCAAGGTGGCGCTACTAATGCGATAACTGGTCTCATCAATGGTACCCAAAGCCTGCAAGAATCCTTTGCCAACATCGGCACGACAATCCTCAACAGTGTTGTCGGTAGTCTGGTACAGATGGGGATCGAGTGGGTCAAGAGCCAGTTAATGGGGCAGGCAGCCGCCGCAGCTTCACTGGCATCAACCATAGCCCAGGCTACTGCCGCTGCATCTGCATGGGCTCCGGCCGCAATGAGCGCTTCTATCGCAACATACGGTAGTGCTGCTGCCGTGGGACAGGCTGCATACGCAGAGTCGCTATTAGCGGCGAAGGGAATGGCTCTTGCTGGTGGTCGTCGCTACGGTGGCACGGTATCTGCTGGCAACGCCTATCGAATCAACGAAGACGGTCGTTCTGAAATCTTCCAGACTGCTGGCGGTCAGCAGATGTTCATTCCGAACCAGTCAGGGAAGGTGATATCAGCTGATAAGGTGGGTGGTGGCGCTTCATTCAACCCCGTAATGAACCTGACGATAAATACCACTGGAGGAATTGGCAGTGAAGATATCGCAAGGCTGCGTAAAGCGTGGAGTAACGACATGCTGAAGATGATGGTAGACCAGAGCACTCGTCCCGGTGGTTTATTGCAGGGAAGGAAAAAATAAAGAAAGTCACAATCCCCACTACCGGGGATAGCAAACCAAAAAGAGGTGAAAGATGGCTGATTTTTTCGAACATTATTCCTGGCTCCTGTGGATTCTTTTTCCCGTGTTTACGCTTCTTGTAGGATATATGAGCGGTCGCGGATGGTTAAGTTAGTGGAGGATATAATGCCAGAAATATTCACATGGACACCGCAGAAAGCCTACTCAGTTGAGCGCACGCCGAATGTTGCTGTCGTTAAATTGGGCGACGGTTACGAGCAACGGCAGATGAAGGGTATCAACCAGTTAATGGATAAATACTCACTCACCTTTCGCGGCGTCAGCGGAGCGTGCCGTAGCAACCCCGCGAAGGATGCTGAGGCGTTCCTGAAAGCGCGAATGGCAGTAGAGGCGTTCTACTGGACGCCATCCGATACGGGAGTACAGATGCTTTTTGTCTGCCGCTCCTGGAATATGACAAAGACCGGGCCGCTGTATGAACTGACGGCCACGTTTGAACAAGTACCACGATAAACCGAAAGGCAGGAGACAGTTATGACTTTAGAACAACGAGTTGAATCGCTGGAGAAAGAACTGGCGAGCATTAAGACACAGCAAAAGGCAAACGAAGAATTTAGTGAGTTGGTGCGAAATCTCAGCGGGGAAATGATCAAAAGCGCCATTCGTCCAGGCGGTGTTATATACGCGGCCCAGAATCGGACCGCTGATCATTTTATTCAGGAAGTTAATGACAAGATTGTTTCTTCTGAATTATTTTCTCAACTCTCTTGATTGCTTCGCTGGCATCAGGAGCCGATGAAATTTCAGGTGGCGTAACCCCTTTCAGTACTTCCATCATCACTTCTCTAACATTTTGTTTTGGTGACAGTTTGTTAATGGTTTCAATTATCAGCGAAAAAACTAGTTTGTTGGTTGCTTTTTCTATCTGTAATTCACGTTGTAAATCTGAAACTATTTTTTCCAGTTCTAACATAGAGCCCATTGGTATGTTCCTTAACCAGAGTTAATCAGCCATCCCTCCTTAATATGAGTGCGCCAGTGTCCCACCACTGGCGGGCTGAATCTCAACCATAACCAGGTATGTAAATCAGTAACATCCTGACAAATGATCAGTAGCCACCTCCGGGTGGTTTTTTTATGGGAGTTTGCCGTGCGCGACATACCAGCAAATTTAATCATCGACAGCGTAGACGCCGGAGTTGGTGCATTCATCGATTTGTTTGAAGCTGACCTGCAACCCTTTGGTGGCGACCTTATCCGGTTCCATTCCGGCACAAACGGCTATTACGGTAATGTTATCTGGAAAGGTAACCAGTACCAAGCTTACCCGATAGCAGTGGAAGGATTCGAGTCAAAGAACGAAGGGACATATGCACGCCCGTCAATGGCGGTAGCGAACGTTACCGGCCTGTTGACTGGCATCAACCACGACTTTGATGACATGCTTGGCGTGGTTATCACCAGGCGTCAGGTGCCGGTAAAATATCTTGATGCGGTTAACTTTCCGAACGGTAATCCTGATGCAGACCCGACACAGGAGGCCGTTTCCCGCTACGTTGTCGAGGAGATGACGGAAGAGACGTTCGAACAGGTGACCTACACGCTGGCGACACCGATTGACTGCGATAACGCCATTATCCCGGCTCGCACTATTCTGGCCGACGTGTGCCAGTGGCAGTACCGCGGCGTCGGGTGTGGATATGACGGACCTCCCGTTGCTGATGAGCGCGACAATCCAACCACGGACCCGGCGAAAGATAAGTGTTCTCACCGCCGTAGCGGCTGCCGTTTCCGTTATCCGCGACCGGAACCAATGCCAATCAGCAGCTTCCCCGGCTCTCAGAAGGTTTCCTGATGCAAGAGTTACTAGAATATGCGGCATCGTCGCAGGATGAAGTGTGTGGGCTGATTATTGATGGTGAACGACTATACCGCTGCCGGAATATACATCCTGACCCGGGAAAACACTTCCGTATCAGCGATGATGAATGGCTGTCAGCCGAGGACGAGGGAGAGGTGACTGCAGTATTTCACTCGCATCCGGGAAGAGTGCCTTTTCTGTCAGGAGCAGACCGCAATGCACAGGTATCCAGTGGGCTTCCGTGGTGGCTGGCTTGCGATGGTGTGATTATGAAATTCAGGCCTGTTCCATTGCTGTTGGGGCGCAAGTTCAAGCATGGTGCCATGGACTGTTACACCCTGTTCAGGGATGCGTATCATCTTTGCGGAATCGACCTTCCTGACTTCGAACGCACTAATGGGTGGTGGTTACGTGGTGAAAATCTTTATCTGAACAACATGCCTCTCAACGGCTTCCGCCAGGTATCGACGGGCGAAGCGCAACCAGGTGACGTCATCATCAGACAGCCATTCCCCGGCACTGACCCTTGCCACGCAATGATTCTCCTCGACGAAAACATGGTGCTTCACCACGACCACGCCGGACACCTGAGCCGGAGAGAGCCAATGCGTCCGGCATATGTTAAGCAGATGCATTCCATATGGAGACATGAACAGTGCTCATCTTTAAATTTGCTGGCAGTTTACGCCGATTTTACCGCCAAATCCCTCTGAACGTAGATACGCCCGCTCAGGGACTGCGACTGCTTCTTGCCCAGAATCACGAATTCAAAAAAGCATTCCTCAATACAAGACTTCGGATCCGAATAGCGGGCGAGGATGTTGAGGCATCGGCTATGCAATGGCATCTGGATCGCCACCTGGAAGATGGTTCTGTAGTCCTGTTTGTGCCGGTAGTCGAAGGCGCCATCACTGCCGCTGCTGCGGCATGGATTGCGGTTGCTGTCAGCGTGGCTTCAATTGCGTACTCGGTATACATGTCCCGCAACATGAAAACTAAAACGTCAGCGGAAGCGGCTGAGACAAACACGCTAACGAACAACTCATTTACCAGTGCGGAAAACCGTGTCGGGCAAGGGCGTCCGGTGCCGATACTCCTCGGCGAGATGGAAGTCGGCAGTAACGTAATAAGTCTCGGAATAGACACGTCTAATAATTCCGACTGGGAAGAATCAATCAGCTAAGGTGGCGCTATGTCTTCAGGTGGCGGTAAAGCATCAACCCCAAAACTACTCGACGATAACCTCAAATCAAAGCAATACTATCGCGTGCTGGATTTAATTTCCGAGGGCGAAATATACGGCCCGGTAGATCAGGAGCACCTGTCTTCCTTTAAGCTCAATAAGACGCCTGTCACTGACTCGAACGGTAATGTCAACGTGAACGGAATTAGTGTTGCATGGCGCCCCGGCTCGGAGACTCAGGAGCCAATCAACGGTTTCTCTGCAATCGAAGCGACTACCATTGTTAACACTGAGGTCACTTACGATACCCCGCTGGTACGCACCATAACCGATCAGGATGTAACCCGCGTTCGTTTCAACGTCGGGACAACAGGGTTAGTTGAGCAAGACACCAAAGGTAACCAAAAGAACACCTCAGTAACTATGGTCATTGAGTCCCGGACCGGTTCAACCGGGTGGGTTATCGAAAAAAACGTTACTATAGGCCCAGGTAAAATATCCGGTGAGTATCTTGAGGCGCACCTGATTGACGCGCCGGAAACTAAACCGTTCGATATCCGAGTGCGTCGAATTACGCCGGACAGCACCAGTGATTTGCTGTCAAACGGCACCATCTGGAACAGCTACAGCGAGATCACCGACGATAACCTGAATTATCCGTTCTCCGCTATTGCGGGTGCGGTTATTGACCGTGACCAGTACACCGATACCCCTAGTCGCACATATCATCTTCGCGGCCTGATTGTGGATGTTCCTGACAACTACGATCCGATAGCCAGAACTTACTCTGGGTTGTGGACTGGCGGATTCAAAAAAGCGTGGACTAACAACCCGGCGTGGCTGTTCCGTGAACTGGCGAAGAATACGCGTTTTGGCCTGGCGAAACGTGCCGGTTATATCGATGTAGATGACGGTGCGTTGTACGTCCTCTCACAGTATTGCGATCAGCTTGTTAATGATGGCTACGGCGGGCAGGAACCAAGGATGACGCTGAATGCCTATATTACCGAGCAGGAGAGTGCGCGAGACATTCTAGACAAGATAGCGAGCATGTTTCGAGGTATAGCGCTGTGGGACGGGATGCGACTGTCTGTCATGCTGGACGCGCCACAAGACCCAATTGCGACAATCACGAATGCTAACGTGGTTGATGGCGAGTTCAAGCGCAGCTCCGTGAAGCGTTCAGAGAAATACAATGCCGTTGTTGTGTCCTGGACTGACCCGGATAACGGCTGGGAGCAGGTAAAAGAGTATGTTTCCGACGATGAGATGATCGCCCGCGGGAACTACAACGAAACAACAATTGAAGCATTCGGGTGCACGTCTCGTGGTCAGGCATGGCGCGCTGGGAAATGGCTTCTTGAAACGGCGAAACGGGAAAGCAGCAGACTGTCTTTCCAGATGGCGCGCGATGCTATCCACTTCACGCCAGGTGACATCGTTGAAGTTATGGACAACAACTATGCTGGTGCGCGTCTTGGTGGGCGCATCATGTCGCACGCGGGCAATAAGATTACCGTTGATGCTGTTGATTCGTCTCTGATATCAGAAGGCGACACCATGTCGATCATGGGTAGTGACGGGAAATTCGTTAAGTACGTGATTGCCAGCATTGCCGACAACATCGTGACGCTGAAAACCACACCTGCATGGGTTCGTGACGGGACTGTATTCGCTATCTCTACCAGCAACGTTTCCACCAGACTATTCCGCATCCTGAGCGTTGCAGAGACGGATAACAATTCTGTCTACAGCATCACCGCATCGCAGCATGATCCGAACAAACAGGCCATTGTTGATGAAGGCGCAGTGTTTGAAATCCCCAACGATACGCTGAACGGTTACCGTGTACCGAACGTGGAGAACCTGCGCATCATCAACACCAACTCAGAGACTGTCCAGGTTACGGCCACGTGGGAGACGGCAACCACTACCAAAAAGCTGATGTTTGAAGTGTATGTATACACCGATGACGGGAAAGTGGTTGCGCAATATGAAACAGACCAGTTCCGCTACGAGTTCTTTGGTCTGAACGCCGGCGGATACACGCTTGGCGTTCGCGGTCGCAATGAAAACGGAATGAAAGGCGCTGAGACGCAAATTAGTATGGTCATCGGTGCGCCACCTGCACCATCCAGTGTTATCTGGACGCCAGGCTTGTTCTCTGCTGACCTGGTCCCCGTCATGCGCATTACGGCAACGACAGACACATCGTTTGAGTTCTGGTACTCCGGGCAGAACCAGATTGTCAATCCTGACGATATTGAAGACCAGACTCAGTTCCTCGGGCGCTCTAACCAGTGGACGCTTCATGGTCTACAGGCTGATAAGACGTATTACGTTTATGTCCGCACCAAAAATGCTTTCGGGGTATCGGAGTTCGTTGAGGCATCAGGTCAGGCGTCATCAGATATTCCTGGAATGATAGAACTCATTGATGAGCAGATCCGCGAATCAGATGCGTTTAAAAATGTTCAGCAGGGTGTCAACACCAACCTGGACGGTATCATGTCGAACGCGCTGGCGAACCACGGAACCGTTGAGCATCAGTATCAGCAATATGGGGAGGTTCGCGCCGACATCCTTGTTGTGAAAACAACTGTCGCTACTGCCGAGCAGGGGCTCGCCGATCTTTCCACTTACGTACAGGCACAAATAGGCCATGAAGGAGAGTTAACCTCAGCCGTAAATCAGAAAATGACCGCTGAGGTAAATAGTGATGGGACTGCAAAAGCCTCTTACACACTCAATATGGGGATTGTCAGGAACGGTGTGAAATATAACACCGGATTCGGCATGTCTATCGGGCCATCGGGGAATAGCTATAAATCTACCGTTGTATTTGCCGCGGATCAGTTCGGCATTTATTCCGGTAATAACCCCGGCAACTGGCAGGCTGCATTCTTCGTCTATAACGGACAGGTATTTATTCGTAGCGCATTAATTCAGGAAGCATCCATCGATTTTGCGAAAATTACCGATTCACTTCAGTCTGCAAACTTTATCCCCGGTGGTGGTGGACGCGGATGGAGTTTACCAAAATCTGGTAGCCCAGAATTCCATGGGAAACTCTATGCCGACAGCGGTGAATTTGCATTTAACGGAGTGAATAACGTTACTCGCATTGACGGCAATGGGATCACAGTAAATCTCTCAGGAGGTGGTCGTGTTGTTGTTGGACGATGGACATAAGGTGAAATATGCCGGAAGGAATACTGATAGATTATAACGATGGCCGTCCTGCGATGGCGATTACAGCGGGGCTCCGTGCCCCGTCATTCTGCACAAGTTTTGCTGGTTACGGTACGGGGGCAAACCAGTTTCAGGTTAATACTCCATTAACGTCAGGCTCCACAGTTTTTGTTTTACCGACACGTCCGGTTGACGTTCAGGAGTTCGCAGACAATCAGACATGGATAGTTTTACCGATATATATGACATCCGTTACAAGAAACGGAGACAGCGGTGTGACTGTTAACGGTACAAACAGGGGAAACTACCAGCGAATACCAAACTGGGCAGGAACTGTATTCGAAATTCTCCCTGCAGCTACTTACAACGAAGGACTTCTCGTTTCCAACTCTACTGATTTCACTGCAATTTCGAATCAGGCAAGGTTAATGACATGTGCTTACGTTGGCACGGTGACTGTCAACGGCTCGATGGCGCTTCCCGTATCAGGAATACCGTTCGGGAAATGGAGTAATAATAATGTGTCTGTAGGATTTGACGGAGCAAATATTATTGTAAGAGACATCAGTTACTCAGGACGTGATGATGTTCCCGCATCTGTAACAATGGACCTGGTAATTTTCAATAATATCGCGCCTGTAGCAGGTGATGGCATTACTATGACCAATTCATCAGGACAGGTTACGTTCTCTACAGTGAAGCGCCCATTTGTATATGACCAGCAACTAACGGTAACAGACAATAATCAATACATAGGTGATAAATATTGTCAGATAGTATTCACTGGCGCACAGTCAAGACGAGTGGATGGATATTTTAATATAAGGAAAAAAGGCGTGGTAATGTCAGGTGGAAACATCCGTTCAGCGTATAACCAGGTTGTTGGTAATTACAATGACAACAGATTTGATATGACATTTAATCAAAATATTAATATGTCCATTCTTATTCTTCCGAACATGTACTGAGGAAAAACTATGTCAGCAGGAACCTTAACACTGACGAATAACTCTGCCCAGGTATCAGGGGCAGGGACTTCATTCACTACCGAACTGACGGATGGCGATTTTATTGTTGTCACTGTCGGCGGCGTTCCCTATACGCTCCCGGTTAAATCAGTGGAAAGCGGTACAGCGTTGACGCTGGTCAGTAATTTCACCGGGCCAACACAATCTGGTGCGGCCTGGTCAGCTGTTCCTCGTGTGGCGCTGAACATGGTTACTGCCGCGCTGGTGGCTCAGAGCGCAGAAGCGCTTCGCGGCCTGAACTACGACAAGCAAAACTGGCAGCAGTTTTTCACCGATGATGGTGATGTAACTATCACACTGCCTGACACCAGTCAGACTACAGGTCCATCAGCGAAAAAGTTAATCAGTAGTGTGGCAAATAAAGCAGATAAGGTTAATGGCGTTGTTCCGAAAGAGCAGGGCGGTACCGGACTTTCTCAACCATTTGGCGATAAAGCGGGACAATTTTGCCAGGGTAATGACCCCCGGCTCAATTCTGTTAATGGAAAGGCTGGGGGAAAAATAACATCAACGATATCAGTGATCGGAGAAAATAAGGCAGTAAAAGAGACAGCTTCTGAACCCGATAATGGTGTGACGCTTAACGGCGCGTCGGTTCTTTCCGTGCATAATATTGCCGGGGTTGACCGGGCTGTAGCGAGCATTGAGGCGCGATACCAGTGGGGGCAACCCGTCTCCGACGCATATATCAATTGCGGATTGCTCTCTGCGCAAGGAGGATGGGTCTCAGGATCATCGTATCGATTTAGTGGCAGTGGAGATGCGACCGCCCCTGGCTCCTGGGTCAATGGCGCCTCAGACGTACGCGTTAAGCTTAATGTGAAGCCCATTGAAAACCCCAAATCGACCATGCGTAAGATAACGGCGGCGACCTGGAATCTTGACATTAAGGGGCAGGAAGGCAGATTCGGCATTGGTGTTCTTGCCAACGGTCTTTATGATGATTACCCGGAAGCATCAATAAATGTAGGCGATAAAGAATTGTCTGACGGCACGATTATAAGTGATGTTCTTTCTGTGCAGGCTGGTGATTCTGGGGTACTGGCTGCGGTTCATCATGCAACGATACTTGAGTTGATGGATGACGTGGATGAGCTTAAAAAAATAATTTTATCTTTAAAGTCAAAATAGCAATTATCAGCCACATTGAGGCTATCAATTTAAACATTGAAGAAACAAATTACTTAACTTCAGGCCAGAAGAGTGTGATGCCTTTCTTGTGATGTGAATTGCCGCAACCACACTGTATGCAAGAGCATGATTGCGGCCGACTGGCAAACGTTCGATATGACGGTTCAAGGCGTTTAATCTGAAACCAGACATATCAGCCTCTTCAAACATTTCCTGAACAGTACGGCTTATCTGTTCTTTCTCATGTTTGCTGGCGTCAGTGTTGATTGCCGGCAGTATCTCTCGGTGGAATTTACGATGCTCACGATGGCAACTATGGTGGGGTTGAGTATCTCGGTGGTACGGGATTTAACCCAGCTAATGTAATCGCGTATTACAATAACAACGGAAACTTTAGCGCGCTCCCTTCGGTGCTTAACGGGAATGCTTTAAATGGATGGGTGGCGCTATCAGACTTTAAGGCAACACCAAATGCTCATCAGGTATTCATTAGCGGATCGCTGACAAATGGTACGGCAGCGAATGCGTGGCTTATCGCAGAAAATCTTAGACCGTCTGTTGACACACCTATTTCTGCATGGGGGGTATCTAGCGGTGGTGTCCTTGTACCTGTTGAGGCGTATGTGCGAGCAACTGGTTATATTGAGATTACAGGTTATGCATCTCTTGGGACATCGCAAGCCGTGAGAATCAACGGCTCATATCTGATCGCTTAATCTACCCAATAGCCCGATTTATCGTCGGGCTAGCCACCAACTATGGAAGACTTCATTATCTCCAGGTGTGTATCAGGATACGCTGTGCGGTTGCACACAGATCGAGTCCCAGTGAGTTTTATGATTTCTCGGTGACGTGAGACAAAAATGGGACGTAAAGGCTTTTATATGCCTTTCGACCAATTTCTATCTTTTTCGAAGATGGGACGTGTGAGCGCAGGTGTGACGCGGTATGTTGTTGACTTAAAAGGTGGTTCTAGGAACTTCTAAGCCGTGGGTCGCAGGTTCGAATCCTGCAGGGCGCGCCATCTAAAAATCAACAAATTACATTTCTTTTATTTTCTCTGCTCTTTCATTGTGGGGAAGCTGGGACACAATCGTTCAATATTACGCCTATTTGCTTAGCGTGTTCGGTTAAATTTATGCATACCTATTGACTGACTTGGCGGAATCTTTACATGATGTTTACAGACAGCCTGTGTGAATCCAGTTAGTAGCGATAGGTTTGGTAACTTGAAGAAATACACAGGCATCATCAAGTGTGAGGCTGTGTGATTCCGGGGGCATCTGGCTCAGCTTTTTGATTCTCTAGCGAGTTGTTGGTGCTACATTCCTGCGTGTCTCCATTTCAGACTTTAACAGCGCAACGAGGGAGTCCGATTTACTGAGGGCATCTTTGAATTCCGGAACTCATTTTGACGTTTTTCGGATGTATCCCTGATTCTGGAGACTGCTGAACAAGCCAGACACATCTGCGGAAGCCTGCTGGATCATATGGCGTGTCAAAGCCGTCACCATTAATATTCTTTTTCAGATCACACGCAATAGAAGTAAGAGTAGCACTGGTGATGCTGACATTTCCTGCGATTAGCATTTCAAAACCTTCATTGCCAAAGCCGACATTTATTGCCTCTAATAAAAAACGCCATCAAGTGGCTTGGTGTTTTTTCGCCTCTTCTATTGAGAACGACTACGTGTCGAAAACAGATGCAATATCGTAATCGCTGGTCTCCTCTCTTAATGTGGTAACATCTTGTTCAGTAGGCGGCATGAAAGTTATCGGCGCTCGCCAGACATAATCGACGGCAACTACTGGTACGGTACTTCTCGGGGCGTTCGACGCCAGGCAATTATATAAGATTGGTACCATGTATGTTCAATCTGAAGGTGCTACTATAGTAGGGGTTACAGCATGCTCTTCGCCATCTAATTCATAGCGCTGGTGTGGAATAACTATTCCGATTTTCGGAACATTTCAACCAAAACCCGCTTAACAGCATGAGTTTTCTATAGACAAAAAGCGCCTGTATTAGTTACTGACGCTTTTCCATGACTTTATTATTTTATATGCTGAAGTGAGTATGACTCAAAACATACATTTGAATCTTTTTGAGCGAATAACTGTATTTCTGCAGATGGCATATCTTCGTTTATTTCGAAAATATAAGAACCATTTTTATATTTATTCTCAGACATCTTGATTTTTTTTCCTGTTATATAAGAAAAAATTAATGCTTCATACTGATCGCCATGTGCATTAATTTTTAAAGAATACCACCCACGACCAAGAGTCTTATAGGGCCCATATGCAACCATGCCTTGTACGCCAGCATTGCATATTTGATTATTGTCCCCAACCTTGAAGTCACTTTTTACTACATTGGCACTTCCTTCTATATCGCCATCATAAATATTAATAGAATGACTGTAAACCAGGATGGGGGAATCCCACACCATATATGTTAATTCTGGTTTGCCATATAATTCTTCTATGACTTTTTTTTGTTGGTCATTATCAACAATGAAAAAGTTATTTCCATTGTTAAAATATGATATTTTTGTTAACCAAAAAGATGGCAAAACTTTTTTATTTTCTATGTCGATGTTAACAGGGGCTATATTGAATTTCTTTTCCACACTCACCGCTGCCGCATTCCAGAATGTTGCATATCCATTAGATAAGTTGTGTTGAGTCAAAAAATTAGATATAAGCCTATATTTTGATGTGGTTCTGTCATTGCGAAATAAGAAATCAGGCTGATTTACATATATTAATGAATAAGCAGAAATTGAAATTGAAAAAAACCATAAAACTATATTTGATATCTTTGGTACATTCGCATTTCGACATAAGAAAATTGAACCAAAAATAATGACAGGAATTAAATATCTTGTTGTACCCTCATCCACTGGTTTATCGCTTAAGGCATATGCAGGAATCATAATAAGAGATGCTATCAATAGCGCGGCGTCAACGAGACTAAACTTTCTTATTTTTATAAGCGAAGAAATTAAAAGTATAAAAAATATAACTAATGATGTGAATTTTAAAGAAGAGAATATTCCTTCAGGTGAACTGATTATTTTACTAAAAAAATCAGCGTTGAATAATATCAAAAGCCCTTTAAAAAGTAGCGAGATGTTAAAAGTTAACTTGTCATAACTAACAAATGTAGGCGAACCAACCCCTGGCAAATAAAAAAAATCAGCCGAGTTAGTAAAATGTAAGATTAACTTGAATAAAAAATACGAAAAAACCAAAGACGAAAATATTACAAATTTATCTTTTGCATTTTCATTGGCTATAAAACAGCTCAATGCAATTGGCAAAAAAAATAAATATATTGTTATATCATCGCTAAATATCGTTAAAGATGCGATTATTGATGATAGAAATAAATATAATCTATTTCTTCTGCGACAATAAAAATCAATTAATATATATGAAACAACGATATAAGTATATGTAGGGACATGGATTATCGCTACAGAAAGCATGTAACTGACAGCAGCACCAGGGAAAGCAAGGAACAGTAGCAAAGCCCATGCTTTTTTGTAGCCAGAAATTGTTCCCAGTGCATAGCATGAAGCGAACAGGCTACCAGCCATTAATCCAGGTATAACGTATGTTATCCATTCAGAATAACCAAAAAGCTTTATAGCAAGAGCAAACCAGACTAAGTCAGTAAAATAGAAAGTTACTGTAGATAAGTACCATCCTTTTAGTGTTATGTTTCCGTTTGCAATGTCAGCAGCCTCTAAAATACCACTCATGCTGTCAGAGCTTGGGATAAATTTATAGCTTAATGCGGTAAAAATATATGAAAATATCAAAAAAACTAATATTACCGAAAGCCCCTTTTTGGTCAT